GGGAAAGCATCCACGTATTCTTTAGTACTGGTATACTTGTATTGCCTAGATTGCAAAAGTGTTTGCTGATTAATAGACTTTATTAAATCAGTTTCATTATAATGAATCATTTATTTCTCCTATGTTAAATTATAGCATAGGCTTGCAGAATTTATAAAGCGGGATGAATGCCATAATGGCCGCTGTAAAACATTAATTATATACTTACTTGTTAATGTTGCCTGTTGATAGTATCTTGTTGATATCTAACCAAACATTTTTCTACTGTAATTCTATCTAACCCTTTTTCCACTGACCAATCTATCAGATTAGACAAATCATCAAAGTGTTTAAAAATATAGCGATGCAGTCCTATAGTTTTTAACTCCGGCCAGCTGTAAAATTCTTCTAATGTTGTTTTATTTAAATCTCTTTCGTTATTCCAAAAAGTTATATTTGCAGTCGGACCCTCTTGCAATAAACATCCGCGATGATGTGCAAAAACTGAGTATAAAATTAGTTCACTTGAGTATCCAAAATTAGATAAAAACATAGAATAGAGGTCTTTATATTTTATTAAATCTCGAACTGTGTTGGTTTTTACCATGAATGGGGTTGTCGGACTCCATGTTTTCTCAGGCATAGGTATATTGTAATCTTGACAAAATTTACCTAGATTTGGCCATGTAGGCATAACCTTATTGATATCCTTTACAATATTATTGCCTTCAGTGCATGGCCAATCTTGTAATACTGTGTCTTTTATAAAAAAGTTCTTGGTATCCAAAATCAAATAACGATCTTGCAAAACCTTTTCTGCAACAACTAGTTTTAGCAATGCCTGCCTGTGCCAACCATATTTAGTAGGAGTATCATTTTGATAACAACTCTTTGGCAACAAAGTTTCTAACAAAATCAACCGATGGCGTGTGTAGTAGGGATTAAGTAAGGAATGCCATTGACTTAATGACATAGCCGAATCTTCAATAATAACATAATGATCGCATGGTTTTCTTACGAATCTGTCTATGCTATGAGATTGCAACTCTTGTATGGCTTGATCTCTGCTGCACACTATAGTTACTAGTGCATCATTATTTTCAATAAACATGAAAAATTATCTTGGGGCAAAGTCTTGTTGCAATTTAATATTATCCATGAACTCTTTCTTAGTTGCTGGATCGTCTTTAAACGCACCTTTCAAGACTGTGGTTTGTGTTAGACTACTGTGTGCCATAATTCCGCGATTCTCACAGCAGCCGTGTGTGGCTTGAATGTACACACCCACGTTCTCGCTATCTGTGGCCCGCATTATTTCTCGTGCGATGTCGTTGCAGAGTTCTTCCTGGAGTGTGCCACGGCGAGCACACCACTGAGCGATGCGAGTATACTTAGAAAGCCCAATAAGTTTGGAGGCTGCGATGATCCCAATATAGGCGACACCACTAACAGGCTGGTGATGATGACTACACATGCTACGTAATTCACTACGCACAACCAACATACCTTCATATCTATCCTTGCTATCGTTAGGAAACGCTGTTGCATCCGGAGCAGGTTCGTAACGACCTGCCATAATTTCGTTGAAGTACATCTTGGCCAAGCGTCTTGCTGTGCCTTGACTATTGGGATCAGTTTCGCGATCAATTAATAGTGTATCTAATACTTGTTCAAATGCTTGTGTAGCTTCGTTGATTAGGGCATCTTTTTCAATATCGCTGACGTATTCGCTGATATTGTCGCCGGCCCAGAAACGTTTATTGCCTTTCTTGAGTCTTTCACGAATGGACACGCTAAGTGGTGTACCATCTTCTTTGTTGTAATGTAAATTTGCCAATGTATTCTCCGAGTTATAGGGTCGAGGATGACCAGTCATGTTGTAGTATAAAGGTTATTTAGATTAGTGTCAATGTCGTTAGAAATATTAAATGCCCAATTCGTTATTAAGACTATCAACTGGACTTGACCAATCATTAGTAAATGATCGAAGGTATTCAATTTTTTCAAGATCCTGTTCGTTTTCTAAAACCAGTTCCTCATTGCAAAAATGTAATCGACACTTACTTGCTAATGCTGACTTCATAATCGCTGTTCGGTGTATTGGATCATCTGGCAAACTAAAAATACTAAACAACATCAAATGGTCAACACCGGCTTTAGAAATTAAGTATTCCATATGAGCATAATGTAAACCTTCGTTTTCTCCGTGTTGGTATGGATATTTGTAATTTCTAGTTTTACAATAATTTTTAACAACCAGTGTTTGGAAGTGCAAATCGATATGTTTGGTTTTAATACCTTCGTACTCTCCGTATGTAACCACATTTTCGTGAGGAAGAATCTCAACAACTTGGTTATATTTCTTATCAAAAAGTTTTCTAAAATATGCTCCTGGCCATTTGCGATGCGGTTGACCGTCTTTGATTAGCAAACGAATGTCGATACTTACACGAGTCTTGTTTGTTCTGTTTGGGATATTACCATGGATATGCTCTTGAAAAAACATATGTGCCTGTCCAGGTTTTAATGTAATAGGCCAAGAATTTTCTACACAATAGTCGTTAAGCTTTTCATAACTCCACTTGTCTCTAACTGATTCGCGAGTCACATCACGACTAATGTCCAGATCCATAATTTGCATTGTGTTAGACTCAAAGCAGTCAGTGAACGGCATCCAAATAGTTCTTAAACCTAATCCATTACCGACCCACCGACCCTGATGATACAACAATACTGCACCAATCTTATCCTGATCTGGGACAAGAATTCTCAAATTACCAAACTTTTGTATTAGCACATCTTTGCCTAACTTAGGGACGACATTTTCTTGTACCATTTTATCATAGTAGTCATAGAACTCTCCCTTGAGTAATTCTTGAGTTGTATTGCTCATCAACTGTTGTATATCTCCCGAAGGTACAATTTCGTGTATTGTATCAAGTGATATTACGGCCGGGTAAAACTTTTGAATAGTCTTAAGAACAATTGCCGGTAGAGGAAACTTACTTAAATCGTACTCAAGTGTTTTATTATCAAACATTTCTTCGGTTGGATCTAGCGGGGTATGATAACTCATAATATTGTTAACAGGTTTTTAATTAACCCGTTTCTCCTTAGCGTGTAAAAATCTTCCTTACAATCTTCATTGTGCATACGTTGTGTAATCTGATACGATGTTTCTATACGCTGCCCAGTTTCGATATTAAAATCAGTAATAATTGTATATGGATATTGCTGTTCAAAATTTATTATAAACGAGTCTTGTAATAGATGCAACGAATTTGAGCCTGACCAATGATCCGTTAACGTATCAACTGCTAGTTTCATTGCAGAGTGTCGATTATCAAACATAAACTTAAATGAAAACGCATGAATCGCATGACCGCCGACAAACTCAGATGGCAACTGTCCGTTAGTTAAATACTCTGCAACTACTGCTCTTAGTTCTCTAAAGTGATCTTTGAAAACTGGATCTTGTTGAATTACAACATATAATTGATCATAGAAATCTCTATATGCAACTCTATTTAGAACACGATTGTACCTAGCTATAATTTGTGTGTAACCAGATATGTGCCATTGAATAATCATCCACGCATACATGTAACATTCTATCATATCATCTGTTGACATACTTTTAGTAGCATTTACAATTTCAGTATATTCGCTAACAGTATCCTTAGTTTGGTCCAGGTTCATATAGTCTTTGACTCGAATACTTTTTATGCCATGCATTTGCCTACTGTTGATAGTGGACATCTCAGAGTTTTCGAGTAGCTGTGCAAACCAAATATCGATACTTTGATGTTGGCCTAGCTCAAGCAATTGATTTAATCCATTGATCCAAGTATCTTTAGTTTCATCTGGTAACCCTAAGATCACTTCGGTATACGTACCTACATTATGCCGATGGCTTAACTGCATTAACTCTGCTATATTATTGATGTCTAAATTCTTTCGTTTAATAGACTCTAAAGTAAGTTCGTTCATGCTCTGTACACTAACTGTAACTCCTCGACCGTATGGACCGATGATTTTAGCAATCTCAAAGACTACATCTGTGCTATTTTTTGCGTACTGTAAATTAATAGACTCGATGCATGATCCCTCTGCTGCTGCTCGCATCATCTTGGCTATTTCTAAATCTCTTTCTTTAAAGATTCCAAAGTTAGCGTCGGTTACAAATATGTAAGCAACGTTGTGTGTTTTTGCCCAGTGTAAGTCTGCTTCGATGCGATCTAGATTAAATCGTTTAACTTTGCTGTATGTGGTGCCACCCCAGTCACAAAAAGTACAAGCGTACGGACATCCGCGATTAGTTTCTAAGGACATTGCCCAAATTGCATCGGGATTTTCTGCAATAATTTTGTCAAAGACTCCTGTAGAATATGGACTAGGAATGTTAAGATCTTCTAGTCTTGCCTGCGGATATATTGTGTCCGGTACGGTACCAGTTAGTATTGCACGTAACAAACTAAGAAAGCTTTTCTCCCCTTCTGCTAACATAATGCAATCAATGTATTGATGCTTTAACATTGCTGAACTAGTTTGTGCACCACCAAATGCTATTATGCAATTGGGCCAACGGTCTTTAATACATCGAGCCATCTCTAAGCAGTATTGTTCGTTCCACATATAACAACTAAAACCGCATACAGCAGGATTGTCGAGTTGATCCAACACATTGTCAATGGGGGTACGTTTAAAGAAAATATCTTTAAGATTAAAGTTATCTGTTATGTCGGCATGTTGTGCGGCATACGTCCATACACATGCCGCACTATATGGTAACCAATAATTAATTTCTTGTCTGAATTCTACTGCATACTGAGGCTGAAACAGATACACGTTTCTCATTGAGCGGCTAAAAATCCAGTAATTTGAAATGTATATCTATTCTCTATGCCTAAGTTTGCAGCCAAATGTAGGTTATTGCCGGCCCAGCATATCCAGTCGCCTGCTTTCCATCCACTTAGCAAACGATCTGTCAGCTGGAAGATATGACCAATTTTCCAATCTTCGAGAAATACAATAACACGTATAATTTGATTTACGTCTTGTATGCCATGCGATTGTCTATAACGAACATAGTTATCTTCGTGCCACGGCAACACATACCCAGGTTGCATTCTATGTATAGCACCTACTTTATTTGTTAGCCAAGTAAAATACTCTGGCTTGATAAATTTTGAATATAGTTGATCAGATGAATAGTGATCAACTATTGTCATCTCTTTATATTGGTCAAGTGCAGTTGACGCAGGCATTGCCAATGCATCGGTGTAGTATCTAGTTACATACGGAATATTTTCGACGTCGGCTTTTGACCAAGTAACTTCAATGTTTCCTTGCGTTATCATACTTGTCTTTCCAAATCTTAATCGTATAATCTAGCCCATCGCTAAGGTTAACTACAGGTTGCCATCCTAGTGTTTTTGTAATAAGATTATTGTTACTGTTTAACCAATAAATTTCGCCGTGGCGTTTAGGCTTAGTATTCCAGTTAACTGTACCAGTCCAGCCAACTTTTTTGGCAATGATATCTACATAATCTTTGATCTTGATCGGCTGGTCGGGGCCTAGAGTAAAAATTAATCCTTGGCACTTTTCATAGTTATTGATAACTTCGACCCATGCGTTAAGCAAGTCACTAATAAAAATAAAGTTTCTATAAGGTTCGCCATAGCCTAAGTTGATCTCAATGGGATTTTCAAGCATCTGGGTAATAATTTGTTCAGTAACAAAAAAATTATTATCCTTGCGACCATATGCATTAGTTTGTCTAATAACAGTAAAGGGAAACCCTTGGCTACGATGCATATACTCTAAATATTTTTCCACAGCATATTTTGCAACTGCATATGGTGCATTTGGATTTGGTGCGGTATGTTCATCAAATGCAATCGGAGTTTCTGGTCTACCAATTCCTTCGACTTCGTCGCTGATTGGTTGCCATCCGTACACTTCCATTGTACTAGCAAATATAAAGTTTTTAAGATTTGTGCATTTTTTAGCAGCTTCGATTAAGTTAACACTGCCAACATAGTTAACATCACTAAAACTTACTTGCTCGTAAAAACTCTTCTCGACTTCAGTCCTAGCAGCCAAATGGATGACAATGTCAGGATTAAACTCTAAGATCTCTTGTTGTACTTTATCATGATCAGTTAAATCACTAACCATGTTATGTATTTCATTTGTAGGCATTAGCAATGGGCTAAGGTGCGAACCAATGAATCCAGAAGAACCAGTAATGAATATTTTCATAAAATTGTAAGTAACCTACAGTCGGGGTATGAAACAGCTTCGGGGGCTTTGTTAATAGAAGGTAATAAATTAGTGCCTAGCTCGCATAATTCTAACGTTGGACAAAAATGATATCCAGCTTTGAATATTTTCTGCTGTGGCCACGGAGAAATGTTAAAATCTCTACCATCGCCTCGCATCATACTTAGTTCTTTATAAGCATTGGCGTCATCTAATAGTATAGCACCTCCTTTGCCTAATTGCAATGGTTTTGTGTTACCAAAGCTCAAACATTGCATTTGACCTGATCTGTACATACCTCGCTCTAATCTACGTGCGCTATCCCAGATCCTGGTACCATGCAATTGATATTCGCCAACCCATTGCTCATCAGTTAATGTATAGCTAATATTTAGTCGATGTACTAGCATCGGTATGCTAAGATAGGTATATGCTGAAAGTGAACATTCTTTAACTTGATCGTACTGTAAACATAATTCCATAGCATGAGTACATCCGTCGGTTGCAACTACATAAGGGGCACCGGTGTACTCAGCTAATGCTTTTTCAAAATTGAAAAGTTTACTGTACATTATACTATTTCCAGTCATGTTGAATTTGGGCAGGAAAGCAACAGTTGGGTTATTCTGACTCAAGTGAGAAACTTTGGTCTCTTTAACTATGCAGTTAACCGCCTCGGCAAATTTGTTTTTAATTTCGATGCGTTTGGCATTCCAATTGCGTATTAGGATAGCTCGACGACCTATTTCTTCTAACGGCAAATGTTGCTCGTTAAATGTTTTAAGTTCTGCCTCTAAGCTCCAAATTTCTTTGTGTATACTAACTAGCTGTTGTGTATATAATTCAACCACATTTTGTGGCATGTGTTGTAATTGTTCAACATAAAATTTTAGTTCGTCGGAGTTGGCACTAGTCTTTTCAAATTTAACTAATGCAATTGCATAACGGTCAATCAGTTCAATTGCAGGAAATATCATAGATAAAGCTTCTCTATTAAAATTGGATTGTTCATAATATTTTGTATTTCTATATTGTCGCCATTGGGACGACACGGAGGGCATAGATGAGTATTAATGCTATTGTACACATTCCAATGCCGGTCAGAAAGCCACAAGTCTCTAAAATCACCTTCCAGCCAACTTCCAATACTGAATTGCGGATTACCCTTATTCTCGCAACAAGTGTAAATGTTTCCGTCTGCACAAAATACAGGAAATTGAAACATCTGGTGGCATCTGCTGTAATTTCTAGTATCACTTTTACCCAAGTTTACCTTGATAGGTTGGCCATACTCTTGACTTAATTGATTGATCAATGCCAACAATTCGTCACTAACCGGAAATGTTTTATAATTTAAGATCATTGATCTAAAGTATAACAAACGTATATCAACATCTCTGGCCATTTTGAAGATATCTCGCAGTGCCGATTCACTGGTATTAAGTTCGCATAATAAAACCTTAAAGTCTACATTGACTCCTATCTTCCGCAATGTCCGGGCATTATCCTGCATTTGATAAAATATTGTTTTACCAGTAATAGTCCTGCGAATTTCTTCGTACAGACTTGCACTACCAGCATCAACATCAATGCCTATCCATCCTAGTCGTCTTAATTTATCATGCGATACATTATCAATTAGTTGATCTAATTTAAATCCATTGGTAGTTATACTGGTAAGGAAATCATGATCAACTGCTGCTTCTAATACATATTCATAACCTTTAAGTAGTGTTGGTTCGCCACCGCCAGGAAAAGTAACAGTCTGCAAACTGCCCACACTATCTGGACTATGAGCTCGCCACGTCGCTAATTGATCCAGCAATTTGATATAAGTTTGATATCCAGGACCTCCCGGTGATTCGGCCCTAAATTCTGCGCTGTTACAGTAAAAACAATCTTGATTACAAATATTTGTAAGATCAATGTCTACTGATGCAGGAAGTATAACTTTGTCCCTGGGGTGTTTTAACCAATGAACTACAGTTGCGGATGTATACATTTATTATTCAGTTTTTTGGAAGTGGTGCAAGATAATTGCATGGGTATTTAACCAAATAATATATGGCTCCAAGGATTACGATTTCTTAATAAGCGGGTACTTGGCCTTGGCAACATGGTCGCGATACTTTGTATCTGAACGTATCCATTTAAAGGCTCGATCGCGGGCATCTTTGCTAAGAGGATCAAGTCCTACTAATATGTCAACAACGCGATCAATTGTGCCGTTGTTCCAGTCGCTAATCAAGCCAATGTTACGATGCGGAGAATTTAACAACGTAGTCAACTTAGCAGTAACATCCTCCATTGACCAAGGCACATACATGCGTTCGTGATCATTGGCAAAGGTTTCCGGAAATGATCTATACGCAGGATACAACACATTACAACCCAGGGTATCAGCTTCGCTTACAGTATTGGAAACCCAGTCCTGCAATGCACAGTTAAACAGCACACGACTGTCGTTGACCAACTCGTAGTATTGATTCTTGCTTAGATTCTCGTGAATTTCCAACTTGCCCGCTGCTTCCATGGCACGAGCTCGCTTGACATATTCTGGATTGTTACTACGCAATGGACCGCCGGAGAACACAGCAAATACTACATCTGAATTATTTTCCTGGAAACGTTCGGCCAAGTCCATGTAGAACCCGGGCTGCTTTTCCTGATCAAAACGAGCAGCAAAGCCTACTCTGCGTCGACGTGCTGCAAATGGTCGAATGTTAGCTGCACCACCGATGCGTTCCAGCACTTCGTCTTTGCCAAAGGCCAAGCCTGAAATATTATAGATTGGAGCTGTCCAACCTGCAATCTTCATGTGTGCTACCATTTCTTCGTTGGTGGCAAGTACACCTGTTACAAACTCATTGACCATTTTTTCATATAGTCCCATCCACTTTTGCATACCGCACACATGAACAAAGTCATCAGGATCAATACTCTGTGCAAGACATCTAACGTATATGCGAGGGCGGTGCTGTTCAGGAACTTGGTCCATAATGTAAGGCAAACTTTCAATGCCAGGTTGAAACATGTCCTCAAAGTAGATGACATCTTCATTGGTAACTTCACCTTGCTGCATCAGTTTGACCAGATTCATCATCTGACTCATACCAAAGTAACTGCGGCCATGTGCGTCTAGGACTTGGCCTACACTAATCTTCTTAGTATTGTCAAGATTAACACCCGGTACATAAACTACATCAAGTCCTCGACGTTCGAATACACGTTGATTCCATTCTGTCAGTTGTAGGGTATAACGAGCCTCGTAAGACTCCAAACCCATGTAGTAGAGTTTACGCATCAACGGCTCCGTGGGCTGTCTTGGAACCACATGTCTTTGACATGTTTGCCCTGCAGACTCTTGTTGAATTGTTGATAGGCATAGCTTTTCCAATTGTACAGATCAGCTTCGTTAAACTTATAACCGTATCTGCGACAAAAGTCTAGATATTGTTCTAGGTCTTCAAAAATTTGTGCTACTTTGGGATTGGTTTTAATTGATGGCTTGGCCATTCGACTTCCTTAGATTGAAACGATTTGGTTAGGGCGGTGAGTATTGTATTTTATCAAGCAGCCGTTCTCACCATCTTCGGCTACTTCTATCCAGACACTGCGTCCGGAATATCGTGCGGCAATCTGTAGATACAGATCGTCGGCAATCATTTCGCATGATTTGTAATCTAAACTTAAAACGGTATTCGCAGTATTGTTATCGGCTGTACGGTAAAGGTTCTCCAACCAGCGTTTGAATTGGATAAACTCGAGATCCCTGTCGTTGTGCCATACATCGATCCACACCCTGAAATGAAAGATGTGGCGATGAGGATAGCCAAGAAACGATACATCATATTCATCTCCTGTGGCCAACATGGGATCTGTCAAGGCCGCAGGATATTTATGAATGCCTTCTTTTTGGAAGGTTACCCAGATTTGTCGCTGTGCTGCTTCTTTAATACGTTCTATTTGTTCACGTTCTGTATTAATCATTAGTCAGGTCTCCGTAAAAATTCCCAGGATACAATTCGAGCAATAGCAGCAGCTTTATCCTCAGTTTCGTCTGGGATAATGTGATGCTTGGTAATGCTGCGATCTTTCTTGCTGTCATATGTTTGTACTTCTACAATCATGCCACCTTCAGCTGCTGCCACTTTGAAACGGATAGGACGTGCCAGGTCAATATCGTCACTGGTAGAAACAACACAGTCTCTTTCCAGCATGTCGCTGTTTATACTGTTTAGACCTTTGATCTTCTTGTCCAGGTAATCCTGTTCGGCTTTGAGTTCAGGGTGCTCAACTCCTGCACGATGCCAGCACCAACGTGCTTTACGATAAAACCATCGATCGAAAAATTTCATTTGATTACCGTGTCCTTTGTGTATCGAGACCAAGGTGTAAACACCTCACGATTTTGTAGAGTGTGTAAGCTGTGACACCATACACCGGGATTGGTTGCTGCAAAATCTCGATCATCCAGCTTGATTGTAGCGTTATATCCCAGCTGCTTGATATAAGGTAACTTGACAGAGATCATGGGAATAAAGTGATGATATTCGATCATGCGTGATTCCGCCAATCCCTCTACTGACTTAACATCCAAGTCTAGCGTACACCACATGCCTGCCTCTAGAAAAGGGCAAATCATATCTTCCCATGAATTCCATGTGTGAAAATCATTGGTAGCAGGATTAGGAAAACTCATGTTGGCACCAAAATAGATATGCTCAATCCTTATAGGGTGCGTTTGTACATGATGCATGATATCACCATTGGGCTGAACACCTATCACAAACAATGTGTTGGCACCAAATGCAGGAGTCTGTTCAACTTCGGCACCTATGAAGAATTTTACATCTTCGTGGCCTTTTCTATTCATTTTAATTAATTTAATAGTGATTGATATCTAATTGTAGCAGAATTTGTGTTAATAAGCAACATTTGATTTAGTCAAAAGACCATAAGTTTCAATAATTTCTTTGGTATCAGTAAAGTATTCATTGCGTAGCAAAGGATCAACATAGTAATTTTCAACCAACCAATTATCAATATATGCTTGAGATAAAAAATTAGTATTTTTGATTGGATAAGATTGTCCCATCTTAATATGTTCTAAAATAGCTGGTATATCTGAATCAATCAAACGATATCTGTTATTCTGATCAAAGTGTTCTAACAAAGAATTAATCTTATCAGAAGATACAGCAAATCCATAATGTGTTAAAATCTGACTGCAAGTATCCTCTAGAGTACCATTATAAAAACTTTCAAAATCTACTACATAATCTGCATCGATTGCAACATCAGGTGCTATCCATTGAGAAATAGTAATACCTTTATCAGCAAACAATACAAGTCTTGTCCATTCTCTCAAATACATAATGTCTACATCGCCAGATAGTTTTCCACTGATTGAAGACAATGCCGGCAAAAAATGACTGAATATACAGTGCTGTTCTAGTTTTTTAAAAGTGTCGATTGATAAACTTTCTAATACTATATCCAAACCAGATGTTCTAGTCAAACACATGGCTGCATACTTTAGGTACGAACTGGGGCTTACCTGTATATTAATAATATGATCATCGGACGTGGGATCATAATGGTCTTTGGTAACAAACTCAACATTTCCTTTGAATTTAACAAAATCGTATACTCTAGAATTTGCTACACTATAGTCGACCCCGACCATTGAATTCAGCATGAGCTTCAAAAAATGTCCGTGTGCACCACTGGGGTAAACAATACAAATCACTCTATACTATTTTCTAGTTTGTCTAATTGACCTTCATCGAGATCATCCACTGGGATTTCCTCTTCTTCCATGTCAAATAGGTTGTTGAATTGACTGTGTGAGTTAACTGCTCGCTTGCCAGTAAACCCACGTGTTCCTACTACCCGTTCCCATACTTTAGCATGGTCTGCAATAATTTGCAAGCTCTTTGAGCGATCTCGAGCAGCGAAAACACGATCAATAACCTTGGCCACGTCATAATCGGGATTGATCGGATGCACCATCATGTCCGGACATACACCCGAATCAAACATACGATTGGCACGTTGTACAGCTTCAATGTGTGTCCAAACATTGTGACCCATAAGCAGAGCATAACTGAAACTGTCCCAACTGGTCCGACCTTCTTTGCCAATCTTGTTTAGGTCTCCAGGCTTGTAATAACAGATATCCGAAATCTTCAAACGGCTGCTTAAAGGACTGTCTTCAAACATGGGATGAATGCCGTCTTGTCTTACTGCGTCGCCAAACAAACGGTTGTCTACCGCATACTTCTTATCATCGGCTGTGGGGCTCATGTTGTAGCTCCACTTTTTACGATTTTCAGTTGTAATGTTGTGATACAACTGACCGTTAGCTGTGGCCAAGAACGGACTGGCACAGTCGAAGCTGATGGTAAAGCCAGGGTTGTGATACTGTCTAACACTACGTTGAATAACTGTCAACAACACAGCCCATTCCAATTTACTTGTACCCAAGAAGTGCATCCAGTCGTGTATGCCAGGCTCCAGCAAACGATCATGAATCAAGTGTACCAAGCGTTTGAGAACCAGTTCGACGTCGCACATGTTCTGACCTCCCATACCCCAGCCGTTGAAATGCTTTTTGTACTTGCTGGGATCGCAGTAGTCTTTCATTGTGTCATACCAAAGATCTGCTTCCGTATGGTTACCACCCTGCAACACGTTTAGGATCTTGGTTTCACCGTAGCGATTGGCCATCCAGTATTCGTTGTTGAACTTGGTTGCATTGACCGCATCGTCATAACTGTGGATACCACATAAGGCAGCGGCTTTGGGATCTCGATAAGTCCAAGTGGGAATATCCATGGTCATGCCGTGTGTGGCAATGCCCATCTGCCATTTAAGCACAGCTTCGCGTTTCTTTTCTGCGGCCTTATCTGTAGGATCAGCCCAACGTCCGGGCCATACACCCTTGGCAATCTGGAACCCACCTGAGTCAGCCAACATGATGGTGTTGGGGTCTCTGTTGCGAACCATGTCTTCTTTGGGCACAAACTTGGTCAAATCCAAGTCTGCGTGTCCTGCACTATACAAACTGTACCTGTACGGGAACAGACCTTTCTGTGGATTTAACCAGTTGAGTTGTTCCATGTCGGGAATGCCAGCAGGCATACGTGTGGCGTCAATGTAGTTTTCAGTACGTTGACGGCCCACATAATTGGCATAGAAACTGCTGATGGCCGGAAGGAATACAGCGTAGTCTTTTTGGTTAGCTGTGAGATTGTGTTGTTCGGTCATTTATTTTTGCTGTGCAGGCAAGATGTAGTTGTATTCAGCAATGCCCGAGTTCACAGTAATCTGTGCAGCACCGTCGTCGCTGATTCTAACTGTTTTGTCGCCAGTGAGATCCATAATGCTGATAAACTGTTTGACCGGCCACGACCAAGCATGTTTTAATACGCCAGTAACATCGGGTTGAAACACAAACTCGCCTGCGTGTGTAGAATGATCGCCAAAGAAAAACTTTAAGTCTGTGCCATCTGTCTTGGCTTTAAAATTCATTTCTTCTGCGTTAGCCTGTGCTTGCATCTTCAATCTCTGAATACCAGCCACAGTGGGTTCAAATTCAATGTGCCACGTGACTCCTTTGAACTTGGGAGTCTTGAGTTTTTCTTCCACAATCTCCGCAGTCATAAAGCGATAGTCGTTTTTAAAGTCGCCAGCAGCATTTTGAAAGTGCAAGCCCACGGGTTGCTGTACACCATTGCGATCTTGACGCACTACAGCAATCTGAGCATTTTCTTTGTACTCGCCTAAGTTTAATAGCACTTTGAGTTTGCTCAAGTTAGGCATACCAAATACGCCAACAAAGTCTGCTACTGGCACTAAAAACTTGCTGCTGATCACAACTGAACGGTCTTCTGCTGCACCGCTGATTGTGGTTTCTGTGGCATCGCCAGTGATCTTGATGGTGTCGATACAGCCCAGGTCATATGTGTGTTCTACTAAATCTAACAGGTGATCTCTCATTGTGTTTTTCTCCATTGGTTAATAAGTTCTCTTAGTTTTTCTAAAGGATAATACTTACTGCTTAGTATACGCTCAGTCCGATCAAGTTGCAACCTTATGGCCTTCTTTCTGAGCTCATTGATCTCATTAAGATCATATGCCGCTTGCATTTTTTGCTTTAATTCATCCATAGGTAATGTTTCCCATTCGGATATTTTTAGATGTTGGGCTTCGCGGCGAATTTTTTGTTCTGTTTCAAAAATAACTTGTTCTTTCTGTCTAATTAATAATTTTAATTCATCAATTGGTAATGTTTCCCAATCAGTTATATTTAGATTTTTTGCATCTTTTCGTAATTCTTCGTTGCGTAGTTGCTGCTCTTGTTGTTTACGTATTTCGTCTTGTTGTTTACGTATTTCGTCTTGTTGTTTACGTATTTCATCAGCTGGGTCTATTACAGTTGCTAATGACTGTCCACCTTTAATGGAACTTAACTGTCCTGGACGTTGCAATTCTAACCAAGTATTACTGGAATCAGTTCTGAAATTATAGGTAACAATATAACCAATTGCTTCAGCCCTAGCTAAAACTTCCCTTTCTGGGGTATAACTCATAAAATGACGTTCAAACAATTCTGTTCCGGCAGCACGATCGCAATTATTAAAGGTTAAGGCTAGTGTTCCGCCTGGTTTTAACTTATTGTATAGTTCTTTAAGATATTGTTCTATGATATCAATAGGTTTATAATTAAAAAAATTCCAAACTAAACAAACGCCTAATTGAGCATCTGGAATACAACTAAACATAGGAGCGTGTGACGATTCCTGAATTACATAGGTACGCAATCGTCTTTGATATTGATCATTGAATCTCAATACTGCTGGCTCGATTAATTCATCAGAATAATCTACCAAATACAACGGATCGCAGCCAACCAAATATTTGATCCACTCTTCGTGGCCAGGTCGTATAATCATTCCTGCGTGTTGCCAGTTGTTAAGTGATTGAATACGTGTAACCAATTGGCCGACGACTTCTTTAAATACTGGTAATTTACGATTTAAAATGTATTCGGTCGTTTCAAAATTTGTACTTGTGGTATATAAATCAGCACAGTTACTATAATAAGATTTTTCCTGTTGTTCAATTAATTTGAGTATTGAAATTTTAATGTTTTCTATTGTATTTTCAAAATCATTTAACGTTCTATGTACGCAATGATAATTTTCTTGTAGTTGTTGCGTAAGGTATTGAAATTGTATTTCATTGTTTTCTATTACTTTCAATACTGGATTTAATATTTCGTGTACCAATGGCGTAGAATTTAAAGGAGTAATTCCTTCTAATAAATTTTTATAGGCAATAATTTCACTTAGTTTCATTTAGAACTCAAATAAATTTTCAAAAGTATTATCTGTGTTAGTTGCGGATGCCAAGTCCCATTCCAATACACTTAATAAGTTGTCTACCTTTCCGTCAATAACAGTGGCTTCCATTTCGGCATCATTGAATGGTAGTTCTGTAAACCATTTGGGCAAATGTTGTTCATCTGTGGGATAAGCAATTGACGTCCACCCCAAGGGATTTTGCCTTAATTTACACACAATAACTTTCATACCGTCTGTGACTGCTAGACTGTAGTTGTCACTGTTCATGCGTCGAAGATTATTCCAATTAATAGCTGCTCGCACGTGACCAGGCATGTTGGTTTTTCCTTCTTTGATTTCTTTATTGCCGTACATGGTCAAGTTGTTGACACGCTTAGGCGAACCTTTTTCCCAACCTGGACGTTCTTTGAAAAGATATTTGAAATCACGAATCTTTTCTATAATAGGATCTCGCCCAACGCCGTTGAGTACATCGTTGAGAATATCGCTTAAGAAGTCCTGAATTACCTTAGGAGTATCGCTACGTTTGAGATCCAGGCCCATGGCCTTGACCTTGCCAGGTTTGCCACCCACATCATAGCGTTTGCCATCCTTGTCATAGAACAACACAGCATAACGCTTCTTGGTAATAAACAAGCCCTTGCTGGCAACAATTTCTCGACCACCCTTGATGATAGCACCCATCTCACGGGGGCAATGAAAAGCCTGTTCCATGAAGCCAGGAAAGCTGATGTTGACTTGATCAGCAATGCTGTCATACAACGCAATGGCTGTATCCTTGTTCCAGACCATGCGGCCTGCATCTATTTCTTTCTTCAGTACAGGATATGCTGTAAAGTAGCACGAGTCTGTGTCGCCGTAAATGATGGCGTCGCCTACGTGATCATATCGGCCAGTGATACACTCATTCACATAAGCATCCATGTGTTTGGCAATGCTCCGACCAGTCAGTGTTGTTGATTGTCCAATGCGTTTGTCAAAGAATCTACAACCAGGATTAAGAATAGCACCATACAAGCTGTTGAGGTTAATCTTTTTAACAAGCTGACGTTTGTCCCAGTATTCTTCCAGTTCAGCATTGCCTTCTTCCTTTACTCGAGTAAGTGTAGCCTGCATTTCTTTGCGTTCAGCATACCAACGTGCCAGCAAGCCCGGAATGATTCCTTCCTTGTCGTATGTGAAGATAGTGCCATTGGCACTGATGATCCAGGGCTTGTTGCTGTTGAATATAATGGGCCAAAACTCCGCAGCTGACATGGTGGTACTGGTGCCATCTTGCCAATCAACAGTGAGTTCAAAGCCGCGATTCTGTTCCATCACAGCGGTATATTCCAAGGTTGCAAACAAACCTTCCCAGGCTGCTGCAAAGCTCATGCCCTTGCTCATGCGTTCATTGATTAAGGCATCTGTAGCTGTGGGACGCAGTTGCCCCACAATGGTTTCTGGTCCCATGTTCAAGGCACGAATAGCTGATGGATACAAGCTGTTGATGTCAATGGATCCAATGTCTTGCCATAGACCCTTTTTAGGATATGCCACATAAGCACCAGCTGCTTGAGTGTTGTCATCATCACCGTAGCTGCGACGATTTGGAACAACCATGCCACGTGCATGAGCTTCGTTAATGATGGCCTGCTCGGTTACTGCAACCGCACCTGTTGTGGTTGGCAACAGCACTGTGTTTTCGTGTGCAATGGTATTGGCAAGATCCAAGAACTTTAGTTTCTTATCAATCTTGTTAACCAGCAACACGTCTTGTCTGTTGTACTCAATAAACGTGCGGAAGTTTTGATTGTACAGTTGATCCAGTGTGCCTTCGAATGCGGTCTTTGAACCAAGGTCTTCGTACTCGCCAATGGCATCCAAGCTGTAACTGTGACGCTCTTCATATGTGTACTTGCGATACAGTTGCATATAGTCCATATGCACACGACCTACCAAGTCGAATGTTAGACTTTCTTTACCAAAGCGTTCAAAGGTTCTAGCCTTGGGCATCTGTCCCCATAGACAAAAACGTCTGGTATCATCCTTGCTCAATACTTGTGTAACACGATTCACAGTATAAGGAATATCATAACCTTCACTGTTCCAGCCCGACAGCACATCAGCATCGTCAATTAGATGCAGGAACGAATCCAACAAGTCTGCTTCTTTTTCAAACATGAATGTGTTGTCAAATTCAGCTGCAATCTCTCTAGCAGTCTCCATGCTCATTGACTTGGGTGGGATAGCTAGTGTAACCAGTTGATCCAACCAATCCAAGTAAACTGTAATGGCTGTGATTTTGTTGAAAGCTTCTTCTGTGCTGGAGAATCCACGCACAGGATCGAAGTCTGTTTCAATGTCGAAGAATGCTGTGTGTAACTTAGGAGCATCAGCACCTAGGAAGTTTTCTGCTAGGCAACGGAATACAGGATTGATATCGCTTTCGAAGAGTTGTTTGCCGGTGTGCATGCGAATTTCTTTGCGAAACTCCTTGTTGTTTCTTGTGCTGAAACGTGCAACCGGTGTGTCGAAGATACTACGAAACTTACCGCGGGGGTCGTCGTAATAGAAAATATAATTTGCTGGATACTCTTGATATTTGCGAACGCCGTTGATGCGTTCAACTACGTGGATTCGATCTTTGTCTCGATCGAACAGGGCATCTACATAACTCAATTTGCTTCTCCCAGTGACTTGTGGCTCACCTAGCCGTGTACTTGCCCGTAGAGTGGGCGACGCTTACAGCGTGACTAATCTAATCAAGGCTGCTATATCGATACTTATTAGCAAAATATAATTGCCCAACATTCCAAGACTTTGCCGAGTCCATGCAGCCCAGGCAAATATACTGCACTGAGCAATGAACATGGGATACAGTAACAAGAATGGTGGATGCGGCAAAGTAAACGCCATAATTGTAGAACAGGCAATGCTGGTTATCCAAGCCGTGACTTCCAGCACAAAACGCAAGGGCCATTCGCGAAAGTCCTTTTTGATCCATGCATAGACGTCACTGGCAACATTGGATGCCTGATCCATTACAGAGTTTTTCCTACTGTGGTCAAGATTGTTTCCAACAGTTCGTGGTCCTGTTGTTCTTTGCCAAATTCTGCTTTGTGTGCCAAACGAATGGCTTTTTTAAGGATGTTGGGTTTGATTTCCATTTCTTCAGCAATGGCCTTGATGGTGTCTGACAAGCCGGCATTGAGTGTTTCTACTTCGTGCATGACCTGCATGCCTTCGTTGATAATGGCAGTGAGTTTAGCTTTTTGTTCTGTGGAAAATGTGCGATCTGACATGTATAACTCCAGTGTTAAAGTGTTATTATACATGAGTTGTTGTAGAATGCAATAGATATTTGGCAAAGTCCCGGCATTTTGTAAAATTAGGGTAGCGAGTCCAATTCACGGGTAGCCGGGCACCCAGACGCCTTAGGCACAGTAAACTGTGACGGTCCTAAGTGTATTCTATTTTCCTGCCGCCTGTAATGCTGCACCTTTGTTGAAACTGGGGCTACGGCTAGCAGGCACTGTTCCTTTACGCTTACTCCATGCATATCCGGCACGATGACCCGAACAGTCTTTGGTACAAGGACTGCCTAAGAAATCTAATTCGTTGACTTTTTTTCTGCGTTTGGAAACAAATTCTGTTGCTCTCATGTTATCTTCCAAACATCATTTGGAACCACTTGGTAGTACCGGGTTGTAGTCCTTGATCTTGTATTTCTTGCGTAGTAAATTTATTGACTACTCGATCTTTCAATCCTGCTTGCTGTTTTATCTCATATATGGGATCGCTGGGATCGAGATAACAGTCATCTGTGGTATCTTTGCTGTAGGACTCTGAACGTATTCTATATTCTCTGGTCATGTGGGTGCGTAAGGATTGCGTTTCCAATCGCTGTCAACTGGAAGTTCTGGATATACAGGATATGGCATTATCTACATACCCTGACATTCTGATACGTGCGATACTGTGGATTCCAACGCTGTACCCAATAGCACTGTGGTATTGGTGGCGGTGGTCTATAATATACCGGAGGTGGAATGTACACTGGACGCGGTTGAACATATACTGTCTGTGGTTGTACATAGTAAGGATCTGATATCACGCAACCTGTTAATGCTGCTGTCGCTGCTAATACTATAAGAATAGGTTTCATGTATTAACTCCCTCGTGTAAGTTGATTGATAGTTCTTTTAAGACGTTCAATTTCTGTTTCTTCTTGATCGTTTTCTTGGTCAAGTCTTTCAATTTCTGCTTCCTCTTGATCATTTTCGCGATCTAATCGAACAATATCTCGGCGATCCTGTTGTTGACTTTTAAAATAATCTAACGCCATTGCATTACTGAGATTCTTTGCCTGCGGATGACGTGCCATTAACTGTTTTTTTAATAATTCTGTTTCTATATCTTTGTTTTCGTTTTGTTTTTTATTTGGTACGTTTCGTGCTGCACCCGATCGTTCGGGATTGGTATCTTTGTCACGTTTACGACGCACTGCTGCGGCTATAGCACTCTTGCCGCCCGAAGCACGTAGGCTGGCAGCACGACTCTTGCTCAGGCATTTGGGTTTGCCTTCGCCTGGTTTGCGATCACCGCATTTGCCAATTCTTTCGCCCTTGGTGTTGTATCTGTCCCAGCCACCGCCACCGGCTCCGCCGCCTTTGCCTTTGCCGAACCAGTCTCGCAGATTCTCAGCAAGGTCCTCGTTTTTCTTACGGCCAGCACAGTGTGCCTTTTGTGAGAAGCCTTTGGGATTGGCACAATTGATCGAGCTCTTGTACTTCTGACTCCATTTTTCGGAGATGAATTCTGCGGCTCTCATTTTTTGCTCTTGTTACCCCAGTTGGCAGCACCTACTTTTCTGCAACGAACTAGCGCACCGGATGCATAAGCTGATGGCCAAATCTTGTAACGGCCTTTGACCTTGTGATAACAGGCATCTTGTTTTTCCGTGATCTGGTCTTCTGCGACCATTTCACCACCGCAGTTGGGACACTCGCCCTTATCCACATACTTCTCTAGGCTTTCGTCAGTTTTCTTTACACAATTTGGAACTTGTCTATTGCCTTTTTTCTTCATGCCTTTCTGTTCATATCCTGACCAGCAAGCTTCGGTAATTTCTCTAAATCTCATCAGGCTTCCTCTACATAGTCAGCGTTCAATGCTTGAGTACGGCGTCGAGCACAGTACATTTCGCAGGCCATTACAGCTTCATCCAAGTTGGCAAACTGGCTGGGTGCCTGCTTGTTCTTGATCGAGATACGGAATCCGTCATCTTCGTTGCCGTGAATTGAGATTTGGTGGCCGTCGTCTGTGGTGACGGTTTTAACTGGAGGACCCATTTGATCTCCAGCAGGTTTAGCTGCCAACTTGTCGATCAGGTCAGGATCTTTTTTGATTTCTTTAGAAATGTCTGACAGGTAATCGCCTAACCGGGCTTTTAGTTTACTGATGATATCTTCTTTGGTTACAGCTTCGTCTAACTCGATTCCACCTTGCCAGGCTTTTTCTCTCTTGTGTTTAATATCCATTGATCTTTCAATCCTGCCTGTGGTATTTTTATCAAGAGTTTGCAAATGGTCAAATTCGGGTTCGTACCCTCCATAATTACCGGGTGCAGCTTGATGTTTAATACCAGTGGGGGTCTTGGTTATTTTTCCGCCTTTGTGCGTAGACACAGTTTCATCTACATCTTTCTTGGCTTGTCCACGTGCAGCTATACGTTTGCCTAAGGCTGCTAACTGTTCTTTGGTCCACTTCTCACCTCGGTGACGCTCGGCCATTTTGGCCAATGCTGCTTGCACAGCAGGGGTATCCATTTCATTACGCTCAGCTTCCGCCACACCTTTGTTTCTGATGCTGAGTTTATCAGCAGGATTACCTCCACCAAACATACCACCAAACGCATCACGTACCTGTTGCTTTGTGTCTGTTTTTTGTTGTTTAGCTACTGCTTTTTTACCGGTGATACCTTTAAGCATCTTATCAAATTTTACGTCACCTGTTGCCTCCGCTACATCTTCGTCGTAATGATTAGGCTGTGCCTCACGCTCATCTCGGCCGTCTTGCCATTTTGCATGTTCGGGTGTGCCAGCTGCATAAGGGTTAGTAGCATCGGGTTGAGCACGCCAGCCTTTCTCAAAAGGATCGTTCCGGTCTGGACCAATGCTTTTCCGATCTGGCTCGGCACTTTCGTCAGCACCAACAGCATATCCTGCAAATGGATGCTGAGGATCTGTTTTAGCACCCAACACACTGATATGTTTAGCTTTGGCCATAGCAGGCAATTGAGGTACCGAACGCTGTTGAGCATTTAACCCCTCAAACAGATTTTTTATCTTCATGCTCTGTTGTCCTTCAGGAAGCTACGCAACATCCAAGCATGTTTGCCCATGGCCGCCAGGCGTTGACTCACAAAGTCAGCAATGCCCTGCTGGTTTTCTTGTTCAGCTGACACAAAACACTGATTTAGCAGGTCGATCAAGACCTGGGTGTCGGCTAAGAGTTCTTCGATCATGAGTCGAGCACGGGGTACCTTAGTCTGTCCCGGAATCAGACTCAGTTCTTGAAAACGTTCAAAACTACCTGGAGTGTATTCGTCCAACACACGTATGAATTCTGCTGTTTGATCAATGCTGTTGTCGTTGACTTCCTCGTACAGTTTACCAAAGAACTTGTGCAGTTGAGCAAAATCAGGTCCTTCCACATTCCAATGAGAGTACTGTGCTTTTACCGCAAATGCATATTGTGTAGCCAATAAAGTTTTTAGATCGTCTGATAACATGTTATTTGGTCCGTGTTAAACTGTTTTTATATTTACCAGGTTTGCGGTTTTGTGTGCGAGTAATTACTGCACCCATGGGTTGTGCTACTGCAGCAACACTACCGCTACTTGTGGCACCTGCTGATGCGTTTTCTCTAACAAATTCTTTGGCTCTCATGTTAGTATTTCCAATGTTTGTTCATCGATCCAACGTGCAGGACCATATTCTACACGATGGTTACGTGTTTTAAATTTTCCACCAATGGGCTGAACTGCCTCTACTCGCACATGATATTCACCGGGTTCGGCTTCAATTTGTAGCATTTCGCTAAGATAATATCCTGGCCAAATCCATGTACGTTCGACAAATAATTCGTCGTTGACAAACACACGATAAGAAGGCGACTCTTTGCCTTTGTGTTTACAGTGAATGTCGATTTGGGCTTTGATAAATTGTTTGGTCACGCTGTATTTAGCGTAGTTTTACTTCACGCGGTTGACCAATCATGGCATGAGGAACATTGTATTGTACCTGTACTAATTTACGTGCCATTTGTGGATTTACTGCCATTACAATAGTGTCAGTTATATTGACATACCCGCCAAGCCCAGGTATTTTAATCTTAACTGAGTAAGATTTGATTTTAGATTTCTTAGGTTGTGCAATTTCAAAAATACGCATGATGTATTTAGTTTACAGCACCCAGGGATCCACTATCACTGGAGTACCTTCGGCACGCCGCATAAAGTTACCAGCATGCAGGTCAAACAACCAACCATTTTTTTTGCCAACCAAATACAATCTCAGTATGGTGCTGAACATCAATTCTACACCACCTGGGCCCAGTTGTTGCTTTAACTTTTTTAAAGCTGGAACATAACCTTCATTAAAGTCTTCGATGAACTCCTCGGCCTCTTCTAACGTTCGAATGCCGTTGTCCTCAATTGCAGTTGCCAACAATTCCAGTACGTGCCCGACAACTCCCAGGGGCTTGAGTGGTTCTTGACGTATCTGTAGATACCGATCGCCGTCAAGTACAAAACTTTCGTAACCACCAAAGCGTGGCAGGAACGGGTTGTCGGCGTTTTTCATACAGTATTTTGCCCAGGCAAAAAACATTTTATGGTCAGCACTGAATGATTCGCCGCCTTTTGTGCCAAATACTTTGAGTACGTATCCTGTGCCAGGCTCTAAGTAAGCTGTTTGATCAACACCGGCACCCAGTCGTTTGTAACCTTTGGCTTTCAGGATCTTGTCGATCTTGTTACTGGTTTTGCTGTATTCTGTTAACTCGTTTGCTCTCATTTCTTTTTACCTGACTTCATATTGGCACACCAGTGATACATCTTTGCACGTTCACCAGAAGAATTTTTGGCTCGCTTACGCAAGGCAGTTACAGAACCAGAACAACTGGCACCTGCACGTTTCACACGCCCAGGACGACTCTTGCCTCGGACCTTGCCATCTGCAAAGTTTTCAGTTACAAATTCATTTGCTCTCATTGTTATCTCATCACTGGATATACTTCCAGATTTCCGTCAAACCCAGTTTGTCTAGCCCACTGAGCTGCTACTCGATTGGCATCGCTTTGACTGTTGCCAATACCGCCGAATCTATGAACTTCTCGTCCCAGACCATCCACCACTTTCCATTCACCGGAGAAAGAATTGCCAGCGGCCGGGAAATTCTGAGGTTCTGACACAATTGGTGAACCACTGTCCCAACTGGCAGGTGGTTCCTGGAAATTCTGTGCTATGTCAAGCGGTACTTCAGGAATAGAACTGGATCGTGGCTCAGTAAACGCCGGACGAGGTTCTCCCAGTGTGGCACTGACAGGTCTTGCATTTAATATCTCAGGTGGCACACCTGAGATATGATCCAACCAAACACTACGGCGTTCAACGCCACGAGCAGTGGTCCATTGTCGAGATGCTTCTACTGCTGCCATGTTGTTTGGGGCTGAGAATCTATGTACCACCGGACCTACACCTTCGCTGCCTTCTCTACGTCTCAGCACATAGTTGCCACCGGGATCATCTGCTGCTGGTGCATTGAGTTGATCAGTTGCCGGAGTCTGTGTGGCAGGTACCACTGGCTCTGCACGATAAGCAGAATCAGGCCAGACTCGCAAACTATCGCCCCACTCTTGTTTGGCTATCTTAATAGCTTCCTCAGATGAACTGGCCGATACCTTAATAAGAGAACTGCCATTGGGGTGAGTTACTTGCCACTGAATCTTTTCTTTGGGTGGATTTTTGGCCACTTCGCGACCGTACTGTAGTTTCTTGAGAACCCCTTTGAGTTCTGACTTGGGCAACTCTCCTGCTACAAAACGACTGAATATACTGATAGCATCGTTGTCAAGCCCAGGCACAACTTCTGTACGTTTGGTACCAGTTTTAGGATCCGTTACTTGTTGTGTTTTTGTATCGGTCAACAACTTGTACAGTTTCTTGGCGTATTCGGGTTTGTCGGCGTCAGGATCAAACGCAATGTCCATGGCACGAGCATAACGCATCAGGGTGTTTTGTATCCGATCCATGTCCTCAAAGTAGTTGCTGCCGCCTGCTGAACGAAATTCAATGTAATTGGTCTTGGGATTAATCGATGTGTATTTGCCAAATCCACTTGGCTGTGCTAACGCACGTGAAGCAAAATGACCCAGGTGTTTTCGCATTGTACTAAGAATTTCTTCGGCATTGACATTTCCTTTCTTTTCGCGAATCTTCTGTAAGGCACTCTTGGCATAGGTATTGGCTTCGCGTCCAAACTGTTGCAGCACATATTCGTCACCCAGGAACAAGGCCAACTTGGTATAGTCCAACAGGTTGCCTTCGTGATCGGGCATGCTCACGCTCATGTGGAAACCAGTTGAGCTATTGGCATAAGCACCATTTTCTTCAGCCCACTCAAAAAACTTGGGCAGGATTTCTAGAGTTTTTGCTAGTGGCATAGGCGGACTCACAATCTCCACCGGCATGTTGGCATCATCGTCGGCATCTAAGCTGCCGTCGGGTTCAAAAATCCAAGTACTTGTATCGCGAGTAGCACCGTGATAACCAGTGCTGACAGTGGTTTCAACTCCTAGAGCTTCACTCAAGCTGTCAGCCAGTTGTTGTGCTGCTTCTTCGTTGAATCCACCTTCGGAGCTGCCACCCGACATGGTCATGTGTGGCCATGCAAAATCAAAGTTATAAGCTAAATCGCTCATGTTGGTCCAGCCGCGATCACGCAACCAGTCGCTTTCGGACCGGTCCCAGTTTTCTCTAAATTCGTCTAGAGCACTTTCGTAATCGCTGTTTTGGTCTTCTATGGCCAGATCTACACGTTCATCCAGCTGTCGTTCAACTTCTTGTCTGGCACCCACATATTCTTCTACTAAGTCAGCATCAGCAGCAGTGCCAGTACCCCTGACCCGTCGTTCCATGGCTGCCAGTATCTCTTTTACACGATCTTCGCTGTATTCATCATCTAACGCACGTTCAATAAGGTCTTCTTCGTCCCAGTCGTTTTCTTGAATCCATTCACGTACAGCAACAGGTGCATCAAACTCATCATACAGGGTCTGGTCATACCAGTCCATCCAGTCTTCTTCTAATGCGTTTTTTTGACGCCGAGACAAGCCCTCAGCAAAATCGCCTGAGCTGAAAAAGTCTTCAATGTTCTCGAGGCTGTATGCACGTGGATCATAGCTGTAATCAGGTTCCCATTCGCCTTCTTCTTCGTCGCCGCCGATGCCGGTAAACACTAACTCAGCTTCGAAGCCGGCTTTCATGCCTGCAGCGGCTGGACTGGCAGCAAACGCTTGCAGAGCTGACGGGCTCATGGCCACTTCGTCTAGCTCTTGTTCTTGTTCGCTTACTAAAGGAAAACCCAGTCCTTCTTTAACTAATTGTAACTTACGTGTGAGTTCTTCAACAAGTCCATTTGTTCTAGCAGTAGGAGGTGTGCCAGCTGGGGTAGTCTTCCAACCCAGCTTGGCAGCTTGACGCTTGACCTCACCAGGTCGGATATCCTGTGTAATGGCCATGCTGTAGCGTGGGTCTTTGGCTTCTGCATCCGTTACAGGAATATAGCCCGACGCTTCTGCTACAACTTGATTGTCTGTACCACAAATATCCTGCGTTCCGTATTTTTGTTTACCAGTTAATCCGCAACTGATTCGATCATACAGATATTTGTAGTGCAAATGATCCGTACCTTGATATTTTTTAATTATTGATAACGCATTCTTCTGGAAGTCACGGTGGTCATCACTGTGTTGTGCCAATAGCCAATAATTGTCCCAATCTTGATCAGTGAATTTATCAAAATCAAACGTCATTTTCATAAATTGATTTAATCTTGCAGCATCGTTGAATATGTCATCGCTGGGTCTTTTTTTGAGTTGGGCATACATCTTGGCCCCTTTGGTCCAGTCGCCACCTGCTTGTGATTTTACAAATTGTGAATACTCGTTGCGTTCAGCTTGATCCTGGGCCACCATTGATGATAGTGATTGCTCCGACGCTTCCGCCACACCTTGATTGACACTTTCACTTTTGTATGTGGCTCCAGTGCAGACCCAAGCAGGACCTGTGTATCCTTCAGGAAATGTTTTTAGATGCTGAATAGTTCTGTGCCAACCTTCAATCAAATCATAACCGTTTGATAATTTAGCAACAATAATTGGTTCAGTGCTCACGCCCTTTTGCTGAATCATTTTTGATTGCTGTGCATGTCTTTCGGCATCACGCGGTACTTGAAAAGGATTACTTGAACCACCTTCTCGGCTTTTAATCATTTGTTGAGTTTTAGGTGTAAAGATATCCATAGTGATTGGAAGTTTAGTCAGCGTCCATTTACAATTACCAAATTCTTGGTTAATTCTTTTTAGAAAATCATCCAACTCGGCTTGGTTACGAATGCCCTTGGCTTGTGGATACAAAAAATCTTTTAACACATACTCAGGCCAGGTTGGAAATTTACTCTTTACAAAAGTATAAAGAGCATCGCGATATTCATTTAACTCACCTTCCGCCAAGGCTTTCTTATCAAAGGTATCGGGATTCTGTTCGCCGAAGTCACGCATTAGCACGCCGGCTTTAGCATTGGCTTCATTTTCCCAGTCACTGCCAGTTTCTCCGGCATGAACCGGCATGGGTTCATATTCATCCTGATTGCGGTGTACCAGTTCGTGTGCCAAGGTACGCATGATGTCCATGGGATGACGATCAGCCACACTCAAGATCATGACATTGGTTCCCGGCACATAACGGCCAAATGTGGCATTACGACGTGACCATTCGGGATCACGTTTTAGTTGTATGCCAGGAGGATTTTCAATTCCCAATTTCTTTACACAAAATGCAGCAAACTTTTCCAACTGTGTTTGCAGATCGTCAGCAGATTCCCGTATGCCTTTGCTCTCTTCCGCCACACCTGTCTGACCCGACTGTTCAGCAGCTTGCTTGAGTGCTTGTTGAAATAGTCGAGCTGTCTTGTCTCTGCCCAAGGATTTCAGTTTTGATTTTACCCCACTAGTAAAATCATTGAGTTTTGGATATGTATCATGCATTGAATGATAATTCATGATCTCGCCAACCAATCGATCCATAAAAGTACCACCGGTATCTTTGTATGAATCTTCCGTCACACCTTGTTGACCTGTGATATCTTGAACAGCCTTTAAGTGCCCACTTCCGGTGACGTAGACACCTGCTTTTCTTGTAGCAAGATATTGATCTCTAACATCAACTGTGGCCGCTTTGGCTATTTTTCCTGCCTTGTTGGGATATTGTTCCCAATTGCTAGGCCACATCAAGGACTCTCCTGCTTTGAGAAAGCGAGTGAGATTTTCTTGTGTAGCAGGTTGTTGACTCATATTTACAAAATCATATTTGCCTTCGCTGGCCATTGACAAAAACTTTTGCAGTGCTTGTGATGTAAATCCTATTCCTTGGAATGAATTATCCTTGGCAGTTGCCAGTAATCTATTGAATATTGTATCTTGGGCGTCAACACCAACTCGTTGAACTCTATTATTTTCATCTACATTGGCAAACAAAACATACAACCATTTTGGATCATTTGGGCCGGCAGTTTTAGCAACCTCATCGTCCCAGCTGCCTACATATTTGTCAATCTGTCCTTTTGTGTAAGTGCGATCCTTACCATTGCCTTCGTACCGAGCACCGTGTTTAGCAGCTATAGCCTGGACTTTTTTCAATGTGTCGGGCGAGAGATTCAATGGTTTATTGTGATCTTGTCCTACTATCACTGCGTTGGGATTCAAAAATACAGCAGATTCTTTTACACTTTCACCACCACCATCGCCGCCACCACCGTCTGCGGCAGCATCTGTTTGCCCATAGTAATGATACCCGGGAAAAAACACGCCTCCAAAGCCGTACCGGAATGCTTTCTTCTTTTTCTTTTTCTTGGCTTCTTCTATACTGAGTTCTTGATCTCGGGCAGCTAATCTGGCAGCACGTAGTTGATCCAATGTGCCGTTGCTGCGTAGTATTTTGAATGCCAAATTCTCTGGGCCAAACTCGCCGGTCTTATCTAATCCGGCCTGGCGAAATTCTCTTATCTTTCTGCCCAAAGAATCCAACTGTTCTCGATTGCCCAATTTGATGGCAGCTTCGATACGCTGACCCAGATCTTCGTACTTGCTCCGTACTGAAATGTCGTCTACTTCGGGTTTGCGTCGTTTAGGAACACTAATCCATTTATTGTCCTGCACTGAATAAATGCCCTGGCTTTTGGGATTTTCGTTGGCGTTCTGCACATAAAGTTCTACATCGTATCCGCCAATTTTAAAATTGTGCTGATCGTTGTACTGATATTTTTTGGCATCAAACAGTTCGCGATATATTTCACTGGCATCTGCTCGGGGCAAGTCTGTGACCAAGTGTAGATCGATGTCGCTGTGATCTGTGTAAGTGTAAGCAGCATTACTGCCGGAGATGGTAATGTCTTTAACTTCTAAATCCAAGCCCAGAAACTCCTTGAAGTCAGCAGCAATGGCCATAAGTTTTTCTCTAACTTCCGGCAACAGATGTTCGTCACGGCCCCAGATTCGAGGGTTCAGATGTGTGTGAAATTTAATAGCATCGCTAAGGCGATAGTCTTCGAGCTCTTTGATGTCCATAGTCTTTATTTGTATACTGTATTTAATCCGTTTAAATAAACATTATGATTAATAAAATAACTGGATTTCATATAGAACCCACTAATATATGCACATTAAAGTGTGAAGGATGTGCAAGAACTCAATTTATTAACCAATGGCCACAGCACTGGACAAATAAAAGTATCAATGTCAATTCTTTAATGAATTTTTTAGATATTGATTTAACAGGATTAAAAATTATATTATGCGGAGTTTACGGAGATCCTATATATCATCCAGAATTTCACGACTTGTTACAAAAATTAAAGAATCGCGGCAGCCATATCACTGTGGTAACCAATGGTAGTTATAAAGACACAGACTGGTGGAATATTACAGCTAAAATTTTAACTGCAGATGATTCTATATATTTTTCTATCGACGGTATTCCAGATAATTTTACACAGTATAGAAAAAATGCAGACTGGGTTTCCATAGAACTCGGTATTAAAATCATGGCTCAATCCAGTTGTCGAACAGTTTGGAAATTTATTCCATTTGCGTTTAATCAAACACAAATTAACCAGGCACAGCAGCTGGCAATGAATTTGGGTATAGATGAATTTTTACTGGATCCCAGTGACAGATTCGACGAAAAAACACAATATCTTGTGCCAGATGCAGATTTTCTCGGACCGAGATATTCGTTACAAAATAGCCTTATGAAAGGAACCAATGTTGTTATAGATCCAAAGTGTACCAGCGGAAGGGAACACTTTATATCGGCAACAGGTCATTATGTTCCATGTTGCTATGTGAAAGATCATAGATTTTATTATAAAACAATATTTGGTAAAAATCAAAAGAATTTTCAAATAGAAAAGAATACAATTACTCAACTATTAAAACAACCCGATACTATTGAATTTTATCAAAAAATAACAAAATCGCCAGTGTTGGCATGCCAGTATAACTGCCCGTCTAAACAACAAGTTTAGCAGTTGTCGAAGGACCACGTGAGAGGTTGAGTGCAACCAAATCCCAATCCCAGTGATGCCACGGCACAAATCTGGTACCAATACACTTGTCACTGGGTTTGACTTCGGTTGATTTAATACCACTAATCAATGCTGCGGCGTGTGCGGGACTTAGTGCATAAGCATGTGCTCCTTTGCTCCAAGTTCCTGTTGTACCTGTTTTAGTGCCGCGATCTTGATGAAATTTTTGTATGCCTTTCGACAGGTCCAACACCGGCAATGGACCTTGTATTACAGCATCTGTTTCTAGTACGACAATGGGTTCGTTTATTTCAACACACCGATGCCACAAATACCAGTGACTGAAGAAACAACCTTGATGTCCAGGGCGTTGATATATTTTGGTAGCAGGGTTAAGGTAAAGCCCAGCACGTTCATAATGCTGGGCTGTTACTGCGGTGCCTAATGTGGCCGGAAATGGCTCTGCTGACCATCCCCACTTGCGGCAGCTGGCCAAGCAATCCTGTAATAACCTTTGACTATTTTCATGTTCAAATAATGTTATCACATAAGATTGCATAGGGTCAAGCTGTTTTTTTCTTGGCGGCTTTTTTAGCTGCTGGAGCAGCGGCTGGCTCGTTGGAAGAAATGACTGTGGGAGTGACATTGGAAGCCAATTGTGTAGCAGGTGTAGCTGCCACAGGTGGTGATGCAGCCACTACCGCAGCAGGCACTGTGCCATTTTGTACAGCAATTTCGTGCAGGGCCTTGTACAGGGGCTCTTGTGCAGCAAAGTCAAACACATAACTTCCCGTGTGGCGTAACAACACACGCTTGTCTACCCAAATTTTGCCACCTATGTCACGCCAGTTTTCGCAGAAAGTCCAATCTTCACTATAATAACGATTTTCACGTACCGCAGTATCATAATAAGTTTTGAGATGTTTATCTAATTCTTTCGGGAGACCAATGTCGTTGTTAAAAGGCTTGACAGCAGGATGCTCATTTAATTTTTCAAATACATGACGTTTAACCAACATAAAGCCTGTACCGGTCTTGCTTACTTCTTGCAGGCCATCTGGACCTTCTTCGGCACCGTCGAATCCGTTCACGACCCACTTGACTGGTAAAGTTTTCATAGGATACAAGCCACCGATCACATCTACATCTCTATTCAGCATGACCAACAAGTGCCACGGTTCCCATCCAATGTCGGCATCCACAAACATTAAATGTGTTGAATCTGGATTATTGAGAAATTTAGCTACCAAAGTATTACGGGCACGACTAATAAGACTTTCATTGGTCATGGTTTCTATGGTCCAATCAATACCTAATTGACGGCAAGTGTTAGCCCATTTGATATAGCTCATAAAAGTTTGTTCTGTTAGCATGCCACCGTAGCAAGGCATGCAGATATGTACTTTTGTAGTACGTAAGTAGTCGACGTTTACTTGGATTTGTTGTTCAGCCATAACTTCCTCTTAAATTATGTATGTATTTAATGGAGGAGTTATAGGCCGATAGATTTTTCTTCCACGTAGTCAGTTTTGCTGTAGGCATTGCTTAACGGGCTTAACTCTGTGTATTCTGCTCTGTTGCCTAACGGTTGGTCTGTTTGTGTCAGGTCATACATTCTGGCAGCGATCTCACCGTTGAGTAATTGCTGGGCTTCGATGTAATTGCCACGTTTGATCATTGATACAAAACTTGCCAATTCTTTGCTTAGATTGGCCACTAAGTTTTGCTGATCCATAGGAATTACATGCTGGGCTAAATCTTCTGCAACTGGTTGAGTTAATACAGAATCTAATATTTCAACAAGCTTGCCAGCTGCTGAATCATTGCTGACCGTGCTGGGATATAGTTCTTTTACAAGTTTAATTTTTTGTTCGTCACGCAGTCCTGCCCATTTGGCACGTATTTCTGTAGCCGATGTCATACCGCCGCCAAACTGTGCCACTGGTAGATAAGCCATATATCCATGTTGACTCATGGGTTCAAGACCGTTTCGTTTGTAAGGTTGTAAATAGGCCAACTCGCCATTCTTTTTAACACCGCCTGGTTGTGGCATTTCCTCTTGATCCTTTTCGCTACGCACAAAAATCAATTGTGTGGTATCAGGATCGTACATTTGTGTGATTTCTTGTGCACGAAACGGACTTTTTACTTGAATAAATCTATTACCGGGAACCCCGGCTGCTTGTGCCAAAATCTTTTTGACTCTGAATGGGAAAGGACGTTCAGCAGTGTCGTCTGTGGATGCTACAAATACTTCAGCACTAGGAAATGCTGCTTGTGCGGCGTTATACAGTGCTGTATGACCACCATGCCATGGATGAAATCCACCCGGAACAATAACTAATTTTTTCATGCTAGTATTTAGCAATTACATATTTTCCAACAGCCACAAGTAAACTGGACTTGTAAATTCAAACCGCACACATCCGTTGCAACCCATTACACCAAAAAACTGATCTTGCAATTCTTGAGAAGTATCATTGAAATTATGGGTGTAGACTGTTTTGTCTAAAAATAACTGTCCCAATTGTATTCCGTCAAGACTCACTACTGAAATATTTACAACTCTGTCCGACACGATGTTTCCATCGTTGTCCAACACAGTATGATCTTGTTGTTTGCCAGATAGGATAATTTCTATGACATGTGTATCGTCGGTTTCGTCGGCAAAATCAAACAAAATTGTTTCTGGGTTGGTTGTTAGAATTTGACTAAACTTTATTTGATTATCTAATTTTATTTCTAATCGAAGATCATCTCCGGTAGCACATGCCACCAGAGACATTGAACAGATATTCATTTGTTAATAACTTAGTGTTAGTTTGGTAATAGTGCCGGCTTCGAATCCTTCGACTCTGGCGCGGATCCAGGTAAAATAACCTGTTATGTTTCTTGAAAAATTTTCAGTAATTTCGCTAGAAGCTGAATCAAACTCGCTGACTTTAAACCAGTCTGAATCCACAGCAGGAACAGCATCTAGTGTAGCTTCAATTTTGATAATGCCTTGAAAATTCAATAGGAAAAAAGCCACTGTCTGCAGAGTACCAAACCCGCCATAGTAATTGGCAGCCTGTTGATCTTCGCCGGCCCAGTCTTGGCTACTGCCATCGTAGTTGCCCGATGGTGTGCCGTATGTGGTGGTGGGCAACAGTTGCAGAGTGGTGGTTTTCATTTATGCTCGTTCCGCTTCTACAATAATACCTGCACCGGCAAGCTCTTCAGCTACGCTTGCCAGAGCAGAGATGATATCATCGGTAGCTATGACGGCAACGTCACCGTTGTCTTTAACTAGCTTGCTTAGTTTAATTACGATTACTTCTTCTTGTATTTTTGCCATGGTCAGTTATTTACCTCAATAATGGGCATTGTTGTCCTGACAATTCCAGGACAAATCAGCTGTAACATCAGCTCTATTTTTGCGTCGTTATGGTCAAAGTAGTGATATCTTCGGGTCCAAAGCCAACGTGTCTCATATTTAAGCCAATACTGTAACCCTCTGCCAATTTTGATATCAGGTTGATTTTGCAAATAAGTCAACATACGATTCTTGTCATCTAAGGTCCATAAGCGTTCTTTTAAAAAACTTCTGAACTTGTAGGCACTGGATTTGAGCAAGATAGTGTCTTTGGGTCGATCTACTACAGCTTCTTTGATATAATACACATGTATATAATGTTTGCTGCCAATTTGCTGTAATAAATCTTTGTTGTTGGAATAGATGTATCCCCAGTCTCCAGAAAATACCAGTTTGATCTGATTTTTTAAGGGCCAAAGAAAAGTCAACAAGTCCGATAAACAAACCAAATCAAATTGATCGCGTACAGGTACGGTCCGGTCATGGTTCCAATAGCTGAGTTTGGTACGTTGTTCAAATCTGCGAGCAACAATTTCGATCACGTCCGATAAGCTGACCAAAGGCTTCCGCATTTCACGCAAACAGCTGAAATCCTTCATACGCAGTTTAAGGCTGTAGCGGTACTGATCGTAAAATAACCGATCACCGCATTCCTTACGTTCTAGGTTTGAATCGATCAATGACAATGTATCCATTATTATCTACAGTTGGGCGACCTTCGTTAGGATCAAAAGAGTTATCAAATGACAATTTGCCATCAATTAAATTCACAGTGATAGTGGTGTCTTTAAGATTGTCAAACAAGATGCGCTTACTGAGAGGTACACGAATTAGCTCATCAATCTTGCGACTCAAAGGTCTTGCACCCATCTTGGAATCGTAACCTTGTTCTGCTAGGTATTCAATAGCAGGTTCCGACAAGTTTAAACGAATATTCTTGTTAGTTAAGCTCTGTTTGAGTTCATCCACAAACTTAACAACAACTTTCTTAATCGACAAAGAATCCAACTTGTTGAACTTACAGACCAAGTCAATGCGATTGCGCAGTTCAGGTTTGAAGAAGTCTTTCATGGCACGATCTTCGGCACCAGTTTTTTCCAAGCTCTGGCCAAATCCAATCGCATTATTTTCGTTGTCTCTGGCACCTAAGTTCGAAGTCATGATAACAATGGTATTCTTGCAATCTACAGTCTTGCCGTTGCTGCTGGTAATACGTGCTTCGTCCAGCAACTGCAACAGGATGTTGGTGACATCAGGGTGTGCTTTTTCAATTTCGTCAAACAGCAAGATACTAAAGGGATTCTTGCTGATGTCGGATATCAGCTTGCCGCCACCTACATTGCCGTCTTCGAAGCCTACATACCCCGGCGGTGCTCCAATCAAACTGCTGACTGTGTGTTTCTCTTGATATTCACTCATATCGTATTTCAGCAAGGTCATGTCCAAGTTTTGGCTCAACAGTTTGGCCAACTCAGTTTTGCCTGTGCCGGTTGGTCCCATAAACAAGAATGATGCCATGGGTCGTTTTTCATTGCCAATACCAGCAAAGGTAATGTACACACGCTCCAGCACTCGATCAACTATAGAATCTTGCCCGTATAGTTTTTCTTTGATATTGGCATCAAGGTCTGCGAGTTTCTTACTGGTAGTATTTTCCAGGCGATCCATAGGCACACCAGTTACACGGCTCAGTTGCTGACGTATTAGGTCTGCTGTGACTGTGAGTGTACCGGCATCTTTGACACGTTCTCTAGCACAAGCAGCATCTATCAGGTCAATGCTTTTGTCGGGATTCTTTTTGTCAGTGATAAAACGTCCCGACAGTTCAACTGCTGCCAGCATGGCCTCTGTGTCGATCATGACATTGTGAAATTTTTCTAATCTTGGGCTGAGTCCAATCAAGATCTTTTCTGTGGTTTCTGCGGAAGGTTCATCCACTGTAAGTCTGTAAAAGCGTCGCATCAGTGCGCGATCTTTTTCAAACGATTCGTAGTATTCTTCCCATGTGGTATTGGCCACAACCTTGAGACTGCCTTTGGTGATAGCCGGCTTGATCATGTTGGCAAAGTCTAAGCTGCTGTTACCGCTTGCACCTGCACCTTTCATAGTGTGTGCTTCGTCAATAAACAGCACACAGTTCTTCTTGCTTTCTAAAGCCTTGATCACATCCTTGAGCTTTTCTTCAAACTCGCCGCGATACTTGCTGCCGGCTAATAAGGAGCCAATTTCTAGGCTCCAGACTTCGTGTCCTTTCAAGAATTCGGGAACATCATCTTTAGCAATACGCTGTGCAAGACCATCCACAATGGCAGTTTTGCCTACACCCGGATCACCTACCATCAGCACATTGGCTTTGAATCTTCGTGCCAATACCGTGACCATTTCTTCAATCTCTGTTTCTCGGCCAATTACCGGTTCTAAACGATCTTCTGTGGCCAGCTTTGTGAGGTTAGTGCAGTATTCTTCTAAGATCTCGTTGGCCTGCTGATCGGTAATGCTGCCGGCCGAAGTGTGATTGTAGTTTGTGTCCCAAAACTTTACAAATTCATTTTTAGTAACACCGTACTTGAGCAGGAAGTAGTGAGCGTGACTGTTGCTTTCGGCCATAATAGCCAAGTACAAGTCTGCTGTGGTCACTGTTCTACGACCAGTGAATAAGACCTGTGTCAGCGCACGATTAAACACACGCTCTAGGCCATTAGTTTTTCTGGGCTGTAAGTCGGGTGTATCCTTGACCAAGTTAGTCAAGCCGTCTAGGTATTTGGAAAGGTCTCGGTCAAAATGATTTATTTCTACACCGAATTTGATTAAACATGCTCTAAATGGTGCATGTTGCAGTAGGGCCATTAGTAAGTGTTCTGTTAGCACATATTCGTGCTGTCGGTCTCGAGCAATTCGAACAGACTGTTCGATGATTTGTTCAATTTCCGGATTGTTCTGCATTTTGTTCCTTGTAACGATCGTGCATGGTAATACCGTTTAAGTGATCCAGTTCGTGTTGGAAACATCTACTGGCCAGCCCTGTTAGTTTTTCAACCACTTCAATCCCGGCTACATCATAGTAACGTACATCAATAGTGTCGGGACGTTTTATTATACACGTTTCTCCGGGAAAACTCAAGCATCCTTCGTCAAATTCGGTAAGGTCGTTGTAAGTTTGCACTATTTCGGGATTGAAGCAGCCCCAACTATGTCCGTCAATGTACATTACAAACATTCGAATTCTTTCGCCAACTTGGTTGGCAGCAAGTCCAATGCCGTGGTGTTCGTGCATGACTTGAAGCATGCGAATCACTAGATCTTCATTGGCCCATTGATTGTGTAGATCGGCTGGCTTTAGTTTAAGTCGTAGTGTACGGCGTGTCAGTTCCATACGGTATTTATTGCCCACGGGATTTCCTAATGGCATGTAGGATAGTGGGATCCACTGGAGAGTTTATTTTGGCATGCAATTTAATAAGCAAATCACCGGGTGGCGAATCAATGCGATCGCCATTTAATCTTCTGGCAGGAAGTCCCCGGCCTCGTGCTCTTAGTATTGATTGAGGTTGTGTTTCTGAAGGTATTTTGACCATTAACTCTTTCCCCAGTATGTCTACTATTGTCAAATCACTTCCCAATATTAAATCCCATATATCCACAGAAATCTCTGTAATAATATTTGTACCGTCGTGATTCCATTTGGGATCTGGGCGAATTCGATAATTTATTATTAAATCCTGGCCTCCTGGCCCTAGTCCAGGATAACGAATATTGTCGTTATCTCTGACACCAACTGGAATATCAATTTCAATTTGACTTGTTCCTATATCAGACTGCAATGATAGTGTTCTAGGACCACCAATGAACACATCAGTTAACGATATCCAAATGCTAAGACGCGGTGCCTGTCTACGTTGATTTCTAAGATCAGCACCAAAAATGTTGAATATTGCATCAAAATCAAAGTTTGTTCCGCCTGATTGAGAAAAATGCGGCACGGGGTTATCATACTGCTGTCTTTTTTCTACATCGCTTAAAACAGCGTAGGCTTCTTGTATTTCCTGAAATCGTGCAGTATCACCACCTTTATCGGGGTGGTGCTGACTGGCCAATTTGCGGTAGGCTTTTTTGATATCATCAGCAGCGGCTGATTTATTAATACCTAATGTTTTGTAATAATCTTTCACACTGTAATTATAACATTAATGTATCTACGAGTCAATAAGATTTACTATATATTAATCTATCGGGCAACTTGGATTGTTGTATTTTATTAGATATTAAATCGGCTGCTGCTCGATGTGCTTGTTCCAATGGATGATTAGCATCGCTTATGGGAAATTTATTTTCTTGACTCCATTCTAAAAATGTCTTGTTGTTAAAAGAGGTAATCCACGGTCCCACATACTTTTGTAAGTCTAATACTGCATCAGCTACATGCCATTCTGTTTCAAAAATTAGATTGTCAATATTGGTCATAATAAACGGAATTTGTTTTTGGTTCAGTGTGTCAATCGCAGCACGTATGTAAAGCAAAGTTGTAAATTTATCTTTGTATTGAGCATGAAAATTTCTATAATAGATATCGGATTGAGTTGTTTCTTGTTTAGGGAGAACAGTTTTCCAGTTTGAATAATGATATTGTTTACTGTCATAGATATCGTAATAATCAAAACGATCAATCCAAGACCAACCAATTACAAACAGATCATTTTTATCTGATATACATGATTGCTGAATTATTCTCTCTAAAATTCGTAAATTTCCGCAGCCGGCTTTGGCAAAACATTCATATTGAAGTCCAAACTGTTTGGCCATCAAAGCAGTCCATGTTAATTCGCTGGCACGATGCTCATGAGGTCTTGTTTTTTCGTCAGCAAGGTCACTGCCGTAGATGAAACTACATCCAAAACTTTTAAGTTTCATATAAAATAAATTGTTTAATATGTTTATATACCAGCTGCGGCTTGTAGCTGTTGAATATCTCGTTCGCGTTTGTAAATTTGTTTTGGATCAATACCGGCGGCTGCTCGCATTTCATTCAAACCACTTTCAGTTTCTTTGCGATATTGTTTGGGACTTAGAGGTACTCGAAGATCAAACTCTTCATGGCTAAATGGTGTTTCGTTGTCTTTGTAGACCATGATCCAGTCTGCGGGTTCGTGCTCAGTTAAACTGGCAAGATCGTCGACTGCAACGGCTAAATTTCTACCGGCTGAACTTCTGCGACGCAGTTCAATATAAACCAAGAAACGTCCGGGTTTGATTTCTCCCGGACTGATATCGGCATCCAATACCCAATCATAACCTTTTTCGAACCAAGAAGCTAGATCTTGTGCTGCTTGTTTGTTACGCACAAAAAAACTAACAACAATGACATCATCGTCATCACCCATTTTGCTAGAAAATTCATCCACGTGCATGGTGGGTTTGAGAATACCCACCATGTCCTTGTATTCTAGACCTTCTGTAAGTGGCTTATACTGTGGGTGCTGGTTGTTCATTTTGTTCATCTTGTTTGAATTCTTCTTGGTCCAGATCCTGCTCGTAGGCTTGATCTAGTTCTTCTAAATCAATGTCTTGATCTTCCATTTCGATTGAACCTGTACGTATATCGCTCATTAAACTCTTGGGCATGACAATTTCAACCAACCAAACTGGTCTTTCGATCAAGCGAGCCTTGCGTGTGCCAGGAATATAGTCATCGGGTTCTTCGATCTTTACTGGGATTTTGATTGTAGTTTTCTTGAATCTGACTTCGCAATCAAACGGCAACAAACGACGGGCACCTCTGGGATCCGGCATCAGCTTTTCAGGCCACATGAAAATGCACCCTACTTTGTATTTGCCAATGTCAGGACCGCTGACCAGTTCTCCCAGACCCCAGTTTTTAAATGCGTATAAATCTAAGTCATCTAATACTCGTTCAAAGTCTAGAAGGGTCAGCAAACTGCCTTCTGACAAGTATAAATTTTTGATGTTTTCGGCCACAAGCCAGTAGTCTTCGTGGTTCTTAAAAATGTCTTTGTCGAGTTTGTTGTTTGCCATAGTGTTGTATTTATAACAAACATCAAGCATGTGAGTTTTTGAATATTGGCCGCCTAGAGAAATACTTATGGCAGATCACAGTCAATAACACAGCACACTAAACTCGCTGGATTACCGGTGTAAGTATGTGTAGGGTAGCGAGGAAAAACTGTGTTCAACCGAGGAGAAACTGATTTGAGCAGAGCCAGAGGAGTAAAGGCGCAACGCCAGAAGCAACAGCATTACGAAGTAGAAAACACCATCAACTTTAACCAACCAGAAAAAAGAACCCGACAAAAAGCCATAGAAATTATACCAAAAAGTCGAGCACAAGAACGCTTGGTATTGAGCTTATTTGATCCGGAAACCCATATCACTATAGCAGTAGGTCCAGCAGGCACAGGTAAAACTTACTTGGCCATGCAAGCTGCTATCAAAGCCTTACGCACAGGAGAAATTGACAAAATAGTATTGACTCGTCCCGCTGTCGGTGTCGACGACGAAAAACATGGATTTTTACCAGGCGATCTAAATCAAAAGATGGAGCCTTGGACTAGACCTTTATTGGATGTATTACATGAATACTATTCGCCTAAAGATGTTGCACAAATGCTTGCAGATCACATTATTGAGATATCACCCTTGGCATTCATGCGGGGTCGTACCTTTAAGTCTGCCTATATCATCGCCGATGAAATGCAGAATGCGACTCCCAGCCAAATGAAAATGCTGCTGACACGCATAGGTGTAGGCAGCAGAATAGTGGTCACGGGTGACGTTGAACAAACAGATCGAACCACGGTCAACAACGGCCTAATCGACATCGCTGCTAGGTTAGAGCGGACTCCGTCTAAAGGCCTACAAGTGTGCCAACTAGGTACAAAAGATATTCAACGTCACTCAATTATTACAACAGTGTTGGGAATATACCAAGACTAACCTGTAACGATCTCGTAGATTTCCCGCCAGTTTCGAACGCGGGGAATCTCAGAATCTGTGTAGTCCATGTTATGTCCGTGTTCCATTAACAGGCTTCGAAGTCCAAGGTCTCGTCCCACTTGGGCATTAGTAATCTTGTCTTCGATCCAGTAGTATCCTGTATCACGATACGGTTCTAATGCTGCATCTTTATCAGCACCAGTATCTAAAAACACAAAATGTTCAAATGCCGTTTTCCCAAACAATTTCTGCAAGTTCATTCTACGTAGTTCACACGCATTGGGATCTTGGCTTAAACTGGTAATGGTATGGAATACATATCCGTGTTCTTCGTGCAAGCGTTTGACATAGTACATAGCATCGCGTAACGGAGGTAAAAAGCCGATATGGGCAGATTCATTAAAGATCTTTATCAGTTTACGACCTTGATCGTCGGAAATGTTGTAACGTGCACCAATACTGTACTTAAGACCACCGCCTTCTACCTTGTTGAAACCATGCTGTTGCATATAAACATCAAAGGCGTACTCCCAATCAAGGATTACGCCATCGCAATCAACTAAGATTAACTTCTGGTTCGGGTTCTGCCGTTTTAAATTCAATTCCATTTTCTTTAGCTAACCTATCAAATGTGGCAGCATAATGCTGATAATAGAATGACACTATACGATCCCAATCTTTAGGAACAGTAGTACCATTCATACTACATTGTAGCACACTTTGAGTTTGAAAGTCAAGTATAACTGCGGCTGTCTGGCGGTCTTTGTGTTTTAACCTATTGCTAACAGCAACAACTTCGTCCATTTGACCGTTGGGCTTTTTGTAATAACTGATTAGAAAATATCGCATTTTAAATTTGCAATCCAGCAGTCTTTATTTCTTCTTGATACTCTACTGCATCAATAGTACGTATCCATGCAATTTCTTCGGTAGTTAACGCAGCAATTAATTGGTCTGTTAGAACTCTTTCTGCAGTCTCGATGGCAAAATCTACACCGTAGGATTTTTTACGATCAAATTTTTCAGAAAGAAGTGTATTGTAAGTGCCGTCCTGATTTTTTAATTTAACTGTGTACCATTCAACATTCTGTTCTGGGTTCATAGTAACCCCTGCAATTAATTTTCTCATATTTTCCTCTGTTTAATTAAGTTACCAAATAAAAATTTGGTAGTATGTTACTTACATCTTTGTGTCAAAATTATAACTTGTTCTAATTAAAATATTTTACAGCACAGATTCCACAAAAGGTTGATGTCTTTTGTGGAATTCTGTATAAATGTCTTGTATATCAGCCGGTGGAATGTCAAGCCACTTGTACAATCGATTTATAGCCGCTGTAAATCTTTCCCAATTAACAAAATTAGCAACATCAAAATTATATGTATGCAATTCTTCTGTGTTATCAATAATTGTTTCGATATATTTTTGACTTTCATCTAGGTATTTTTTTCTAGATAAACTTTCTGGAACCCTGTCGATGACTTGATGCAACGACGGATTTATAGTTGCAATTTTTTTAATCCATTCCGTGTATGTTTTATCAGCCATTTGTTTAGTAACAAATGATAACATATCGGGTTGTACACATATTTTGACAAATCTGGCATTTGGAAAATACTGTTGTATTTCTCTGTTGATTCGTGGATTTGTTAATCTATGTACTCGACGTTGCATGTGCTGAGTAGGTTGAATATTTAATTGAAGAAATTCTAGACGTTGTGTATGATCAAGATCATGCCAATATTTTAAATCATCGCCACTGTGAAATTTGTGTATCCAAATACTAATTCCCAAATGACTGGCATTGTCTTGATCAAAGAAATTTTTTTCTTTAGTTCCGGCAACTCCTGTACTACTTTCAATACACTTGGTTAAAAAACTACCAAAACTACCCGGAACATAATTGACGAAGATCCAAGAGTTGCTACTTAACCAATCAGTCACGCTAACTGCCCTAACTCAATTAAACAAGCTGCTAGATTGATTTCCTGGTCAGTTACTAACGGAACATTAGCAATGGCATTGCGAATAATTACAATGGCCTGATCCTGCTTGTGTGTATCTTGACTCCACAGTTCCAAGTTGTCGTACATCCAACGATACATGGAGTCCATGTCCTCGGCACCAGCCTGACTACAGATAGCTTTGCGAGCATCCTGCACACGGCCTTGCTTGAATAAGTCAACTGCTTGCAACTTCCAGTCCTGAGTTGATTGCCCTGATGTTGCGGGTTTGACCAATGTTCCTGTGATGCTGTTTTCTTGCAAGAGATTCATACACTTACGCAGATCTGGGTAAGTGGCTTTGACAAACAGATCCAAGGTATCCAAATCAAATTCTACGCCTTCGGTGACCAATACAGTGGCAGCGCGAGCAGTAAACTCTGTGACATCGGGTTTGTCAATGTGTACGTTTGTGCAACGACTGTGTATGGCTGGCAAGATCTTGTTGGGATAGTTACAGGTCAAAATAAATCTCACTGACTCACTGTAATCTTCCATTAAGGCTCGCAGTGCAGGTTGCACTGAATTGGGATTCATATAGTCGGCTTCGTCGATCAACACAACCTTGAAGTCACCGTAGGGCATGGTTTGACAAAAACTGATCAGCTTGTCTATCCACTCAATCTTACGTGCTTCTTTACTGCCATTGGCATCCATGATGTCAAACTGATCTACACCTAACTCATTGATCAACACACGAGCCAACGTAGTTTTACCTGTGCCCGGACTGCCACTCAATAGCAGTTGTGGAATGCTACCATTCTTGATCCAATATTCTACTTGGGCCTTTAAATTTTCATCAGAAAACGCATACTCGGTCACTGTCTTGGGTCTGTACTTGTCTTTCCATAACTGTTTCATTGATTACCTTTATTGAATAACGCCATACATGCATTATAACATGTATGGCGTTAGTGTGCAAGATTGATGTTATCGTTTTGAAGGTGATACTTGTACAGCGTCACTCATGGTGTCGTCGCTGGGTTGTTCGTCTGATAGTAGTAAAACATCTTTGGGGTCAATTTTACGAATGGTAACAGTGTTACCTTCGGCATCTTCAATCTCAACCCCTCGAGTCCAACGTCCGTGTGCTACACAGATCCACTGTCCCACTGTGTATTCTGTTTGGTCTGGACCTACTGCGTACACACGACCCCAGCGTGGCCTTATACCGGCAGTGGTACCGTTGTCGTTCAACAACACAATACCACTGTTGAGTTTACGTTCTTTAAACTGCATGTCAGTGACTAATATTGTGTCCTTGAGTGGACGCAGGCTCATTACTTTAGTGGGACTAAATGCTGGTTTTGTCATTGTGTTCCTTAGATTTTCTTAAAGCCGGTGGTCTTGCCGGTGGGTGTCAACGGCTCTTGTTTTACTGATCTTGCACGAGCAATGGCACCTGCCAACCCTGCAGCAGGAGCTGGTTCCGGAACAAGTTCTAAACTTTTGCGACTAACGTTGTTGTCAAAATCTTCTGGCGGTACTGGAATATCCGCTTCGATTGCAGCTGATAAATTCTGGGCTTTTTGTTTGTCAGAATAAACTGTGTTATCATTAACATTTGTAATTTGTTTTTTATAATTTCGAGCTACTTGTCGATTTCGAGAGTCAATAGGTTTGTTTTGACTATCTAACAAGTCTCCTCGAGCATTTACATTCATATTTCCAACTGCACGAACATGTTCATTTTGTAATTGCAAAGCACCCAAGTCAACTATTTTTCCTTGTGCAGTGCGATATATTTTTCTTGTCATTTCATTATCCTTTTATAAAATATCAATAATATTTAACGTAGAAATTCTGTAGGGTCTAAGTCATAAAACATGCTGTTGACACGGTGTACACCTATGAGATAAAGTATATAACTAGATACACTGGATCCGCGTCCTACTCCCCAAATTAACTGATTGGCTTGCATGATATCCACAAGATATTTAAGGTATCGCAACAAATCAAAAAGATTTCTTTCTTGGTATAATAATAATTCTTCGCCAACCCGTTGCAGTTCTGCATCAGTTTTGCAGAGATCCAGCACCAGTTTAGCAATGTCTAACTGTTTGTATTCTTCGGGCATAAACCAACGCTGTTGATTACGATGATCAAATTCTGCCACACTCAAGTTTTCTTCTACATACTTGTCGTATTCGATGAATTTTGGAACATTTTCTAATATAAGGGCAGCAGTTTCCAAATCCACCGGAGGGTCTACCAATACACCGTCGAATTTTGTGATGTCTTGACCCTGCATCACAAGACTGCATAGATCTTGTTCATCAAAGATCATTTCCCCAAATTTATTTGTCTTTGTCATTTCTGAATTCTGTAAATACCAAAACATTACCGCTGTCAACTTCGCTGTCTGTGTCGCTGATCCATTCCAATCCCAATTCTCTCCACGGATTTGTTGTGGACAACACAAACAAATTTGTTTCAGAATTATGCTTAGTTTCGGGTTCACAAACAGGAGTAGGCTGCTGCCACCAGCCGGGTTGATCAAATGGTGCTGTGGATTCAGACAGGTCGTGCTCGTAAATCACATCGTCGCCAGCAGTGCTGGAAAGCATGACACTACGCAATACAATCCTACCGTCCATGACAGCACCAATCTTAGAGTATAACATCATACCTATAATTTGGTCAACTGGTTCTTCTGGCATTGCAACGGTTTTGATACCGGCTGCTTGCAACAGTTCAATCTGATCTGTGTTGGTTTCTTTAATGAATACTGAATCTGGTAGATACTCTTCAACTATGTATTTGAGTCGATCCAGTGCTGTATTGGTATCTACAGGGCTGTCTGTTGCTGTGGTCATCTTAAATGTTGCAGTATATGTGCTCATGATTAAACGATCATCCCACCAAACACCTGCTATGAAATGCGAGGTATATCCAATTTTTACATTCATGATATGTCTATTCGATCCGAAAAGTCGGGATTGTTTTTGTTTTGATTGTCTTGTATGGCCTGCATCTTTTCTTGATACTTGTTGCGAAAGGTTTCAATTGCCATGCGAATTTGATCAGACAATTGGCCATTACCGCTGCGGTGAGCAAAACTGAGTTTTTTATTGAGTTCTGAAATCTTGCCTTGTAATTCATCTACAGTGAGATTATCAATGTTGTTAATTAACGGATGTTCCATAATGTAAAAAGCCCTTTAATGCATAATAGCACTAAAGGGCCACGGATGTCAACTGTTTTGATTAAGCAAATGTAGCAGCATTATTGCCAATACAGAACCATTTTGCATTGATGTACATTAAGGTACAGGCCTGTCCAATGGCAGTAAATGTAATAGTGCCAGTACCGCTTGATTTCCATCCTGCGTTAGTGACTGTAATTACCATGTCACCAATATCAGCATACATAGCAAATACTTTGACTTGACCTGGAGAACCGGCTGCCAACGTGGCTGTCTCGGGTGCTGCAGTTGAAAAATAGCTGGTAGTTTTGGTAAGACTTGCGGCTGCTGTGTCGCCTAAGTCTTCTGAACTGGGCAAGTACATCGGATCTCTATTGCGATTTAAATCAAACACACTAATGGTAGCTCCAGCATCACTAGTTTCAAATTCAAATTCGTATGTGCCTGTTAATCCAAATGTTATAACGTTACTGACCAGTCCTTGGGTGTTGCTGGTGCCTACTGTGACTGCTGCCGGCAAGGTTAATGTATGAGCTGTGTTGGACACAGTAATTTGTAAACGAACACGACTCACTGTGCCCGCTACGGAAAAGTTTGAAAATGCCAAGCTTACCGATCCACTTGTGGTCAAAGTATAATATGGACCTGCTGCATAATTTATGGTCTGACTGCCACTTACTGTACCAAGAGCAACTTTGGTCTCGCTCATGTCTTGTAACTGTGCATTACTTAAGATTGAGCCAGCCATGTTATTATCTAAAGTAGTTCCAGTTAGGGCTGCTTTCAATACTACTTTGTTTTGTAGATCGGTAATTTCATCAGCTGCGTATTCAAAGTTAGTCTTGGTATTAGTGAAATTATCACGAAATCCTTGACTGTCGTTGTCCTGGCCGGCTACCGGATAAGCTCCGTCGATGTTGTTTGGGTTAATTGCTGACGTCATTGTCTTTCCTAAAATGTTTGTACTATTTAGTTGAGTATATTTGTCTTGGGAAACAAAATATAACGATCAAACGCATCAGTTGTTGCGTAGGTGTTAGCTGCTGTTATGAATCTGGTTGAATTTCCGTCAAAAATAGTGCCGGAAGTGGGAGTTTGTGGCACATAGTCCGACAGATCAAATGTGGTTGCTTCCGGAGGTGCTGGAATCCATTCACCGCTTATGGTACTGTCATTGTATGGTTCCCAAGCATAGGTCATTCTGCGATCTATTTCGTATCGGTCAGCTTTGAAGTCTACTTGATTTAGTTGGTCTCCAAATTGTTCACGAATATTGTAAACTATTCTTGCACCTTGACCTGGGTTGACATAAGCAATTACCCAAGCAGGAACAAACCCCAATACTCTACCATCGGCCTGTTTACTGGTCATCCAGGCTGGTAATGCTGTACTGATTTGCCCCACTGTGTCTACCACTTGATCACGCATGTTGATCAAGCTGTTGGGATAAACTTTATCAACTTCGGTGCTGTCGCCTTCATTGATCGGAAAAGGTAATGAAACTGATTTGTCTACACTTACTCCGTCGTTATTGACAAGATTATCAATGACCCTGCTATAGACAGCTTCATAAATGACTTCGCCGGCACTGTTTCTGGCTTGAGCATAAGAAATTTCCCCCAGTGTTAAATTTTTCCAATAATGATTCAGTTCTAATGCAGCAACATATTCATCTAAGCTGGCTGCAGTAAGACCAAAAGCATGATTGTATATTACTGAACTGGCCACACCAAAATTTGTATCGCTATTTCTATACACAAGAGATTCTGGTATAATATCTTGATTTTGAACCAATTGCAAAATTAAATCCCTATCCGATTGCGGTGGCATACACTTGATGTAGAGACCTTGATAGGGTTCATTAAATGCTCTAACCACAGTGACAGTAAAGGTACGGAATACCGAAATAATATCGGCATCTGAACCAGGAGCATAGGCATTCACAGTAAATGTAAATTTCATATCAAATGTTGTTTCTTCAGTTATATTGCGTGTGCGTATATTCTTATCAAATGTAGTTGTACCTTGATCCAATGCAAATGTATTAAAACTCACAGTGCCAGCTATGTCTCCGGTGCTTAACAAGGTTAGACCTTGTGGTAATCTACTGTTGGATCCTGACACAATCTGATATTGTAATTCTCGACCAACGGTGTTGAAAGCTTGCACTGACAAGGTGCTGACACTGCCGTTGTTAATTGTTCCCAAATCAGGATCAGTAAGCCAAGTTACCACTGTGTCTAAGTCACCAATATAGGTAATTGAGAAACTGTAGGGATCTGAAATGATAGCAGGCTGATCAGTTTTTCTCACCGTGATTTCAAAATTGTAAGTATTTTCTGTAGCGCCTTGACTGGGAATGTAACCATATAGCCAACCAGTGGTTGTGTTCAAGGTCAGCCCAGGTGGTGCATCGTCAATCAGATACTGCATGGGATCACCGTCAAAGTCAACTGCGGTAAATTTAACAGCATAAAAATTATCTGTGCGTATACGTCCCAGTGAACCTGGCAAAGGAGTCAGTAAAACAGGTGTGCGTGTGGGCACTACATCTGCTGTAATAAATGTGTTGTCGGCCGTGAAGTCTGTGGTATCAGCACTCATCGAATCCTTAGAGTATACATAGATTTCAAAAACTCTTATGTTTGATTCTTTGCCGTCAGTAACTTCTAATGTAAATTGATAATTTTTACTAGCACTGCGTGTGCTAAAATCAAATGGATACTGGTCGTATTGACTATCGTCGTATCCAGCCTGGGCCGTATCGGGTGGGCCCACCAAAGGTGCAATTACTCCTGATATGAGACCTTGATTATTTACAAACAATCCCGGTGGCAATTCTCCGCTTATTAATTGAGTAACAACTCGGTCGTCGGGATCTACATCTGTGTATTCAATTTGTATTTCAACTGTGGTACCATCGTAAAATGTGCCTACATTACCGCTAGGAGTTATAAATTCTGGAGCATCTTGTCCCGTGATAGTGAGAGTAAAGGTGCGGTCTGCTAATCGATCAACTGTAATGACTCCGTTGACTACTCGGGTAGTGTAGGCCCTGACTGCAAATTTACTTACAATATCTTCACTGACTGGAGTCGGAACTCCTTGTACCAACACAATACTTCTGGGCACACCTTCGATAATGCCATTAGTAGTTACTTGAATTCCAGTGGGCAACTGTCCGGCAATTACTTGATAATACACAGTTTCGTTGGCAGCCACAGCTTCAATCGGTGTGCTATAAAACACACCTTCGGGTATGGTCCCTAAACTTCCTGCTGCTGTAATCCACTGTGGCTGTGCCATTTATAATATATTCCTATTTGTAATTAACTATTATTGGCTATGACCATTTGTGTCTGAGTACCAGGATAACTGTAACTCCAGCCTACTGCTGCATTGTTGGTTATTACATGCCAATTGTTACTGACAACAGTAATTAAATTACTGGCACCTGTTCCTTTGTCAGAGCATCTGTTGTTTACAAAACTCATTCTGCCACCAGCTACTCCTACTAAGGGATTTAAAAATGCCAAATTAGGTGGAACAACAAATTGACAGCCATTTACAATTGCAGTTCCTGCATTTTGAGTAATGAAGCCGCCACCAATTGCACTGTTTCGGAATGTACAATTATCTATTTGCAGGTAAGATGATCCGCCCGACTCTTGGACAAATGCATTGGTTACTGCCACCGAAGCTGAGAATTCGCAAGAGTTAACACGTAAAATTCCATCGCCGGATAACGTTATTGGATTGTATGCACCATTGCCAATGGTAAAATAACAACCCATGATAGTCATAAAACCACCTGTTTGATTAAAACTGGCGGTATTATCAAAGTCAGTATCTGTGATAGCACCAAATGTAGTACCAGATGCAGTTGTTTGCAACTCTACTTGAATTCCGCCGTTGATGAACAAACAACCGTTTATTTTCAGGTCGTCGCAGCGACCAGATACAACACCACGATTAGTACTGTCAAAGAATATGGATTCGTTAGCAGTACCCACAATATCAAATGGCCAATATTGTAAATTTAGTATTCTAACTGTGTCTAAACTACCATCGATTCTGATGCCGTAGTTGTAGCAGGACATTTCTAAGCCATCAATAATGGCTCCTCCTGAGTTTAGTCTCATGTCAATTCCAGTCATACCATTGGTTATTCTACAATTTAATATTTGGAACCTTGGCACATTTTGTGCATAAATTGCAGGAGGATATGCAACTAAGCTAGCTCTGCTACTAGTGACTGGTTGCACAAATTTTATACCCATGTCACGTAAACTAGGGCCTGGTTCGCCTGCAGTGAATACAAGAACTGCTGTATCTGACAGATTAAATGAATAATTGATATTGTCAGCCAAGATCACAGATCTATTACGGCCATCACCGTACAGTATTTGACCTTGATAATAACATCCAATGGCACTTCCTACACGATATGTGCCTTCTGGGAAGTAAACTCTTTTCTGGGTATCAATTGCTGCTTGAATAGCAGCACGGTCGTCGGCAATGCCATTGCCAACTGCTCCAAAATCTTTGACGCTAACTGTATCACTGAATTTTGAATTAGCTGTTCTAGATACAGAACCGGTATATGGTGCTACGTATGTGACATTAGCACTGGATATATTTCCTGAAATAGTACCTGTAATACCTGTAAGTGCACTACCGTTACCTATAAAATAACTACCGCTTATGTTACCCGAAGCTGATACAATACCAGCGGTCAATACATTACCACCTGTGATATTACCTGTGGCAATTGCTGTTCCACCAGTGGATAAATTGCCACCGGTGATAGTAGCAGTAGCTGATATCAATCCGCCGGTTAATACATTACCACCAGTGATATTGCCCGTAGATAATACAGTTCCGCCAGTGGATAAATTGCCACCAGTGGATAAATTGCCACCGGTGATAGTAGCAGTAGCTGAAATCAATCCGCCAGTTAATACATTACCACCTGTGATATTACCTGTGGCAATTGCTGTTCCACCAGTGGATAAATTGCCACCGGTGATAGTAGCAGTAGCCGATACAATGCCAGTGGTCAATACATTACCGCCTGTAATATTACCGGTGGCACTTGCTGTTCCACTAACAGACAAGTTGCCACTGGTGGACAAGTTACCGCCTGTAATAGTGGCAGTAGCTGAAATCAATCCGCCAGTTAATACATTACCACCTGTGATATTGCCTGCGGCACTTGTTGTTCCGCTAGTGGAAAAGTTACCACCAGTAATGGTAGAGGTAGCTGTAACTGTACCAGTTGTCACTAAATTAGCAGCAGATACATTTCCTGTTGTACTGACAGCACTGCTGGTTCCGTTACTGAGAACAGCTTGGCCATTGACTTGCAAGGTAGTTCCTGAAACTGTAACAGGCACAGAATTAATATAAATTGTAGAATTGGAAACCCAGAGATCTTTCCATTGATTTGTTGCGTTACCCAAACTGTAGGTAACGTTAGCCGACGGAATAATGTTGCCAACCGATCCTGACAGGTACGTGGCCACGTTGGCGTTGCCGTACATGCCAGTCAACTGACTGCCGTTTCCGTAGATCATGGCACCGGTTAAGTTTCCGTCTGTGGTAACATTGCCCGACAAGTTAGGAAGGCTTCCTGAATAAGTAGGCAAATATGCAGCAACATTGGCATTACCATATGTAGTGACTGCAGTTATGCCGGTTAAGAATGCACCGTTACCTACAAAAAACGGTGCTGTAACTGTACCAACTGATGATACCAAACCAAGACTATATAAATTGCCACCTGTAACATTGCTGTTGGCAGATATTGCACCAGTGATGTTGAGCCCGGTGGGTGTTATGACTGCTACATCAGAAGTTCCGTCAATTGAAATTATGACATTGCCGTCAATGTCAGAGAACGTTACACTGCTGTTTCCGCTGGCAATTTGAGTAACTGACACGTTACCGATTTCACTGATCTGATTCCAAATTATACTGCTGCCATCAAAATCCTGAAAACAGTAATAAAAATAATTAACATCATATGCATACATGCCAGCAAAGTCACCGATGCTGCCGATTAGACTGGGCGGCGGACTGGTTTGTGCTATGCTAAACAACTCGCCAAAGTTATTATTACATTTGATATAAGCAGTACGTAAGGGATCGCCTGTTCCATCGTTGGGTACTGCACCTACGCCAATTATCTCTCTTGCCATGGTATTCCTCGTTTTGAGTATTTATGGCTGTTTATGAATAGCCCAAACCGTACTTGTTAATACACCTATACAATTGGCAGTGGATCGGGCCGTAAATAACTTCAATGGGCATAAAGAACCCATTTTTAAAGGAGTCTATTATGGACAAAGCATTTGAAATGGTTAGCGGTTTTCTAGGCCGTGTGTGTGATATCGGCGTCAAGTTAATCGCTGTTGGTGTTGTACTCCAGATTTTGTTTGGAGCCGCAGTGCCTTTCTTGGGCATCGATGTAGTAGCTGGCGTAATCAAGCTGGTTACAGCGTTAGGTAGCCAAGGACTTGTTGGCTTGGTAGCTGTTGCTGTGCTGTATTGGGCATTCAACAGAAAATAGACTCCTGGTCTATCCAAAGAAAAACCCGCTTCTGCGGGTTTTTTGTTTAATTAAGTGCCAAAGACACTGTGTGACACTGTGTACATTACGCTCATCATGCCGGTCATAGTCCGTATAAAGCACGGTTAGCGTTGTAATTCTGTAACGCCTGTCCAGCTGTGAGTGCGGCATTATACAGTCTGGTTATACCAATTCTGCCGTCAAACCACTGTGCAAATTCACCGTTGTTGTAACTGCCCAAATACAAGTTGGTTGAAGTGTTTAAGATGCTGGCCAAACTATGATTCACTGTGCCAATACTTGAACCATTTACAAATGTTTGTAATGTTTGAGTGCCGCCGTTGGTGAACACATAAACCAACTGATACCATGTATTCAGTGTGCCCACAAAGGTTGTGCTGTTCACAAACAAAGTAGAACCTGAGCCACTACCGCTACCCAATTGAGCATAGTAAGAAGTACCAGTGGTTCGTATGCTATAACTGACATCAACTGATAAACCACCCGGATCAAATTTACCCAGCACAACGTCGTTGCCCGATGCCGTTTGATTTACCCAGACTTCCATGGTCCAACTACCCGATCCAGGCTCTAGAGCGGCCGTGTCAGTTACACTGACTTGGCTTGATGTTCCATTGTAGGCAAAGTACGGATCAGTGTAGGTGATGTTGCTCATGGTACCGGCCAAGTTTGGTGACGCCAAACTGTTGATGGTTGTGCCCGTGCCAGAATAGCTGGCAGTATTACTCGGATCATAATAAAGAACCAAGTTAGAGATCACTGGCTGTAATTGGTCAACTACAGTTACACCATTGAGAGAGACACCTTGAACAATCATACGCCAAATGTTCCTTTTAGTCCGTAGTAGTTTTGTTGTAGCTGTTCCAGGGTGAGTTTGATACTATACAATTCCAAGTTGGCCACATATCCCCAGGGTTGATCCAGGCCGCCCTGAATATTTCCCCAGCCATAGTGATATTCGCCCGAAACTGATTTTGGCACACTTGATCCAACCTGTTGACCGTTGATATAAAATGTTTGTCCCGAGGCATCACCCACTGTGGCCCATTGTGCCCAGACATCACCATAGGCACTCATGTTATAACCTGAACTGTTAAAACCGGTTAAGGTGGCATTGTCCCACATGCCCAATATGTTAGTTCCTGTATTGATAATTATTGGGTGCCCACCTATATAGTCTCGTAACAAAGTTCTAAAACCTGTTGTAGATGCCCGCACCCGTGTCCATGAAATGTAGGTAAAGTTGGTGGGTATCTGTATTGAGGTTGAAACAGCGGTTACGATCTGCCCCGCGGAACTACAGTTGAAACATTTTACACCACTAAGGACAGTGTAGATATTGCTGTTACTCAGTGTATGAGTATAGCCATTGCCCGACAAGTCGTTCAAGGTAGTTCCTGTGCCTGAGTAACTTGAAATATTATTGGCATCAAGATACAGTATCAAGTTGGTGGGCTGGACGCCACCATCTAATACTCTGACACTGTTAAGCGTGACACCTTGGATAATCATATTATCCTAGGAATGTCACACTGTAGCTGTCGTTGGCATCAAAGTTAACGTTGCCTGCTATGACCTGTAATCTGACAGTATCGCCTACTGCTAACTTGGTCATACCAGCCATGCTCATGTGGCCAAAACCAGGACTGGTGCTGTTGCCGGTGACTTCCCAGAACGCCACCACGTTGGCACCCGAACCGTTGCTGTTCTTTTGAATGCTGGCTTGGTTTAATCCACTGGTGCTACCAACTCGTAGTGTAGCAGAACAACTATAGATACCAGCCACTGGTGCTGTAAATATGCCTGTGGTGTTGTTGTAGTAACTGCCTTGGTTGTAGTCTACTGTAGCACCTTGTGTTGCAGTAATTGTAGTATTAGCGGCAATGTCGGTGCTGAGTGTTCCATACACGCGAAATGCTGGCAAGTTGGGAGTTATAACATTGCCAGTGACTGAAACATTGCCTGGGAATGTGGCAACACCAGTGTTGTCAAACACTGTGCTGAAACTACCAGCAACCAAGGTGACGTTTGCACTGGTGCCAGTGACATTGCCGGTGATTGAAATGTTGCCGATAAAGTTAGCGGCTGTTACATTACCTGTGACACCAACGTTACTTGAAACTGTGACTATACCTGTGCCATTTGGTGCTAATGCAATATTTCCGTTGCTGCCTGTGATGATGCTCAACGCACCTGTGTCAACAATGTTTCCAGTTATATTCAAGTTGCCAGCACTGACGTTGCCAGTGGCACTAACAATGCCTGCAGTTAAGATGTTGCCACCGGCAATGTTGCCAGAACCTACTACTATACCAGTGCCAAATGCTACATTGCCATTGAAATTTGCACCATTGACATTTCCGCCAGTTATGGTGCCTGATCCAACAGTTAAGTTACCACCAACAATGTTGCCAACAGCACTGACGTTGCCAGGAGCACTTAAATTACCAGTAGTATCAAAGGTCCAGGTCTTAGAATCATTTAGAGAATTTGCAACTATTTGTGCATCACCAATGCCGGCAGCAAGTTGAACATTTCCAGCCGGAGCATAAAATGCCGAAACATTGGCATCACTGCTGATAGA